ATATTCCGAACCGCAATTAAATTTTACCCCAAAAATTTCAGGAGAAAGTGGGGCGGATCTGGGAAAATCTCATGAGGTTTTTGGGAATGGCAGAGGCGGGTATCGAACCCGCGCCTTTAGAAGTCTAATGAGCTACCGCTACTCTACTCTGCTGGTGGGATGAGGCTGTGAGGCTAGACCCGTGCGGTCACGATGCCTGCCCCTTGGTGCTGGTATTTGCGGTTACTGCAATAAGGGGTTTCACATGGCTCACCCTCGAAAAACAGGGCTTGCACGATGCCCTCATTGGCGTAAATGCGACAGTTGCTATCGCTGAGGTTGGCTAGTTCGAGGGTGAGATGCCCTTCCCAGCCTGATTCACCTGGGGACATGTTTGCAAGGATGCCACAACGGGCATAAGTCGATTTGTTGATGAATAGGGCGGTGATGTTTTTGGGGATTGTCAGGCGTTCGGCGGTGAAGCCTAGGGCGTAGGAATGGGCGGGTAAAACAAAGTATTCGCCGTCTTGATCGCTTTGTAATGGAAGTGGAGCAAGGGTTGATACGTCAAAGCGCTTGGGGTTAATCTCATAGTCAGGGCTGGGGGCACGGAACACCTTGAACTCTAGGTGGGATAGTGTGAGGTCGTAGCCGTAGCTGCTGAGTCCGTAACTGATGACTTTCTTTGATGAGGGGGAATCAATCTGATCGTAGTCGATGCGTCGGACTAGGTGCGGGTGAAACGGGGTGATCATGCCATTGGCGGCGGCGGATCTGATCCATGCGTCGTTTTTGATGGACATAGTGATAATGTAGGATTTGGTCTGATAATACAGTTTTTTGAGGCGACAGGAAATATGGATACTGCAACCCAAGAGAGGATTTTTCGGTTAGGAGTGCGGCTGTTGAGTCTTACGGGTCAGGCTGAAAGTAATGAAAGGAATCAGTTATTTAATGAAATAGCATTGCTGATGGCTAAACATGCTTATACTTTTTTGGCGATACCTGATCACGCGTGCGATGTCCAAAGGGAGTTAACGGTTAAGTGTGGGGTTGCCCCTTGGCATGATAAGTTTAATGAGGGAACGCCCGTGCTTGATGACTTGACACCGGTACTTAAAGAAATGGTTGTGGGTTGGCGCTACCGTGTGACGGAATTTACTGAGGATGGCGTAATCCACAGCGCATACACCGCGAACCCCGCGACACCCGCTTAGAATAGCGGCAACTGCGCTGAATCGCGACGTTCGCGGTCTTCGCGGGTGGCGGCGGCGTGGGCAATTCGCGCTGTGGCGATGTCGCAGTATTCGCGGTCTTGCTCTATGCCAAGGAAGCGGAAACCTTCGAGGATGGCGGCTTTGCCAGTGCTACCGCTGCCAGTGAAAGGATCTAGGATTAGTCCGTTTGGTGGGGTGATTAAGCGGCATAGGTATTGCATCAGGGCGGTGGGCTTGACGGTGGGATGCATTGACCGTTTGCCATTAAGCCCCTCATCGCGATCTTGTCGGGTGGCTTTAGCGCAATAGAAAAAACGGGCGGCGGAGCCTTCGCTGGGATCGGCTGTATAGTTACACATTTTGCCTATGCGTGAATGATTCAATGATGTGACGTTTTTAGAGGCAATACTGTTATTGATGTGAGGCTTCTTTCCGCCACTTTTCTGATACGGGAAAAGGTCTAGAACCTCATCGCTGCCATCATGGATAAAGTTTGCTGGGAAACGCCCATTGGTAGGTCTTTCGGCTGTTATTCCCCCTCTGCCATATACATTGCTGTTTTTAGGTAATCCCACGCCACCGCCGCTCGTCCTATCGTCACCATCACCTATTCTGCAACCATCAATATTTATCCCACCCGTCCCATACCGCAAAACATTTTGGGCGATTGTGCCGATCAGCGGTTTTCGCGCTACCGTGATCGGTTCAAAGCTTGGCTTTAGAGCGCTGCCCCAGCCGTCCCATTGTTGCGCTTCAGGGGTGGCGGGTGCGTCAATCGCACGACTTACATTTAAATTTCCAGAAAACCCGCTTGATTTGCCTTGTGATTGTTCCTTCCAACGTTCACGCCCGTCTGCATCCGCTTTCATTCCCGTGACCTCGCGAATCGCGCCAGCCTCGCGATCAATCGCCTTGCTCACGTCATGGGATTTGGGGAATCCGCTGTTACCCGTCGGAAACGCGACACCGTGTCTCACCGCGACAAACGCGCCTGTGGGCACTCGCAAACACCAGACTTTTCCTGTGTAATGGAATGGCACAACCCGCGCTATCGCTGTCCGGTGACCGCGCCATTCGCGAATCCGCTGTGATCGCGGGTCTGGGAGTTCGCTTAGTATGGGGATTCGGACCTGTTGCCGCCCTGACAAGGTTTCTGCAAGTGCAAAAGCTTCTTTGCCGTTTTGTTCGACAATAACCCGATGGTTCTTTGATACAACTTGCACCCCAGCATTACTGATAAGGCGGTAAGCGGTATCGCTGTATTCGTATTCGACAATCTCTAGAATTGGCTGGTAGCTGTATTCGCCATTAGAGGGGTCGTAGCACAGGACGGTATCGCCCACCTTGGTTTCAGTATGCCGCTTTACGCCCTCACTTGTGACGACTTTGGTTTTCGCGTCTAAGCAGCCATACACCCACGCGATCACATCGCGAATCTCGAAACCCGCGTCTTCGATGCGTACCGCCATACGGTGCTGGGTTCGCGTCCCCGCGAATGATAAGAGGTGACCGCCTGGCTTCAGGACTCTTAGGCATTCTTGCCACACCTCAACGGTGGGAACGTCGTAATCCCAGCGTTTGCCCATAAAAGATAGTCCGTAAGGCGGATCGGTCACTATTGCGTCGACGCTTTCGGGTTGGAGAGTTTTTAGGATTTCGAGGCAGTCGCCATGAATGAGTTCAAACACTTGGGGGATGGAGTGAGATTGTTCGATAACTATTTTAGGTGATTTTAGGCAGTAAAAAAGCCCCTGAGAGAGGGGCTTCCGTGTGTTATTAGCCGTGCGTTGGTGAGTCGCACCCCTTAAGAGAGTTAACTAACAAACCAAAAGCTCAGCCCAATTTTGCAGCAAGCCCAGCTTTTGGGCTTTGACCAAGATCCCCGCTTAAGTGGCAGCGGTCAAGTCCAATTGCTTGGACTGTAATTCCGTTACTACATCTAACACGGTCTCAGGATCGACCGATTGCTCAACAACAAACCCGCCAAAATTAGCGGCAAAACTGCCTTCTGGCAAAGCAAGCGCTTCATCGACAGTGTTCTTTAATGAGTTCCAAATAGCCATAATCATTAACCTCCAATAATTAACTGTGTGCAGATTGGGCAAGTATCGGGATTGATCCGCTCTCTTATACCACCCATAATCCCAACGATTTCGTAGGCAGCGCCGCAATGCTTGCAGTCGCTCTCCATCACAGAATCAGTACTGCTTGACGCAAACGCTTTGACGACGGAACCATCCGGCAAAGTCCAGTCTGCATAACGAATCGTTTCCCGTTCGCCTATATATCGATGTTTTAATCCCATTTTTTGCTCCGATATTAATAAATCCCTTCCAACCGATCCGCCACAGCCTTCAGTAATGCAACTAGTCCAAGGTTGTGTTGTAGATGAATTTCGAGTACCATCTCTGCATAGAGATCAACCTTTTGGGTTCCAAGATTATGAGCAAGCTGTTCCGTGATAATGGCAGCTAAACCAATAAGCTGCTTTTCTCCGAGGCTGTTGAAAGATTCCTGCTGGTCTTGATTCGCTGGGAAGCCGTAACTTTCTAGGGGCTTGGGGATGTTTTTTGCAGGCATTTCGCTAATTCAAATCGATAACCTGACTGTAAAGCCTAAGCTATGCATTTGTCAACCCTAAGAGTGCAATTTATTTGTTTTGCTTGCAAATGTGCATTTAGGGGTTATAATGCAAACAACGTTTACCCTAATGGTCTATGAATCAAATTATGCGTTCACGGTTGGCGGTGCTGATGGCGCAAAAAGACCCGCGATTAAGCCAACGGCGGCTGTCTCGGGATTTGGCGATAACTCCTGCGAGTATCGCAAACCTGCACAATGCTAGACCGATCTCTCAAGTGTCGGCTGAGGTCACGATCAAGTTGTGCAATTATTTTGGTTGCAGCCTCAACGATCTGTATGTGATCGAAGAGGCTAGCCCATGAGTCGCTGGGATGATTTTGTGGAGACATTAAGGGATAAATATCCGTTGATGTACCTCCAGGCAATGCGTAACAAAGAATTAGCGATTGTTGAAACGGACAAAACGAAAAATGGTAAAAATACTGGAAAATCACCCCGCCGACGGTAGTTTTGGCGGAGATCTAAAGGCTCTTAACGCAAAAACATCGATCTGCATTACGGTTAGGGTCAGCCTCGAAACCTATCGCGCCCTGGAGCTTGGGGCTGATGCCCGTGACATTCCCAGGGGCTGGTATAGCCGCCTGTTAATCGAGGATGCGTTACGGCGTAGCTCTGTCATTCCCGAAAACTATCGAGAGGATTGGAGCGATTCCGATGAGGTTCCAATCAAGAAGAAATCGAAATCAAAAAAGCGTAGGAGCAAAAATGAACCTTAAAGATTTACGATTTACGGTTTACGGCTGCCCTGTGGGGGCGGTGCGCACTACGCAAAAGGCGAAATGGAACGAAAACTTTTTGCGGTACAGTCAATACAAAGGGACTGTAGTGAGGGCTTTTTTAGACGCTGGGGGCTGTTGGAGTTCTCAGGACAATCATAAGCCAATTGCATACGATAACGCTGTTAAGCCAGTGGTATCGATCAAGTGTTATTTTGCAAACGGAAAACATCCTGATTGCAATGATGTTTTTGAGACGGTGACGGATGCCCTGTTTGCGAACGATGCTAATGTCGTCGGGTCTATGGACTATGATTATGATCAAGAAAATCCTAGGACACTAGTCCAGATCCATTATGCCACAGCCCCTAGAATCCCGAAAAAAACACGCCCCCCCAGAGAAAGAGCCGCCCGTAGTTAGGGAGGTGGTTCGTTTATCCCTAATTGGCGTGAGCATGGGTGAAATTGCGGAAAAAATGAACCTAAGCGATCAAGAGGTATTGCAATACCTCAAGCAAGGGTTGCATCAGTCGATTACGTCCCAAATGTCTAAGCAAGAATATCTGCTTCTACAGCTAAAGCGAATTGATTTCCTTCTCAATGGCATCCATTCTCACGTCTCTGATGGAATCCCTGCGGTGGGGCGGTTATGGCTTCAGGCGGTTGCCCTTGGAAAAGAAATCGCAGTTTCTGAAGAATTGGAATCTGTCTGGAACTCTGAGGGCGAACGCACTGCACAGTTTTTTGATTTTGCGGATGATTTGATCGAACAGCGTCATGCAAGTTAATGGGAATTAATCGAAAAGTAGTGATAGACGCGGTGGCTAAGGAGTTCCAAATGCCACCGACTTTAATTCGCACTTTGTTCGATAAAGGACTTCTGCCCCAAACCAATGATAAATTAGCCATTGCGAAGGCGCTGCTCGCGTATTTCGCGGATAAAGAACGCGAACTCACCGCGAAGCGTCGCTTAGTCGAAGAGAGTCCGCAGTATCAAGCGAATTTGCGGCTAACGCGAGAACGCGCCGAACGCCAAGCGCTAGAGAACGCGGTGATGGCAAAGCAGTTGATTCACGCCGATGCGATGTTGATGGTGTGGAGCAATCTGTTTAGCGTGATGCGACAAAGGCTGTTAGGGCTGCCCGTCAAAGCGGCAGATCAGATCAAAGAGATGCAATCACGCGATGAGATAGAATTTGCTTTAAAAAGTTATGTAGAAGATGCCCTGAATGAACTTAGCAATATCGACCTCAGAGCTACTATCGAAAGAGATCTTTCGGATGAATACGATAGCGACGGCTCAGACAGCGCTGAGGTTTCTGGCTCCACCTCCTAAACTTTCTATCAGTGATTGGGCGGATCAGTTTCGGTTTTTGCCACAGGAATCAACGGCGGAACATGGGCGGTGGCGTACTTCCAGAGTCCCTTACACCAAAGAGCCGATGGATATGCTCTTGGCTCATAATGTGGATATGGTGGTATTGCAATGGGCATCACAGACCGCTAAAACAGAAGTGTTGCTGAATGTTCTAGGGTATTTTATCCATCAGGACCCGTCCCCAATTCTTAAAATCGATCCAATTAGGACGATGGCAGAGAATTTCAGTCAAACCCGCTTGATGCCTACGATTGAGGCTACGCCGGTATTGAAAGACTTAATTCTGAACCGTCGGAAACGGGTTAGTAATACGATTTTGCGGAAAACGTTCCCAGGGGGATATTTAGCGATTGTTGGGAGTAATAGTGCAGCGGATTTGGCATCCCGTCCGGTGCGGATTGTGTTGGCTGATGAGATTGACCGTTACGGATTTAGTGCCGATGGTGAAGGCGATCCGTTAGCACTGGCTAAGCAAAGGCAGAATACTTTTGCTAATGCGAAAACGGTCTTAGCTTCTACCCCAACCGTAAAGAATCTTAGTCAGATTGAACGAAAGTTTGAAGCTGCTGACCAGCGGCGCTTTTTTGTGCCCTGTGTGCATTGTGGAACGTGGGATTATCTGAGGTTTGAGAATCTCAGGATTGAGAAGGAAGTAGACAAAACGGTCTATCAGTGCCCCCATTGCCGAAATTTTATTAATACTGCACAGCGGAACGAAATGCGACAGCTAGGGGTGTGGAGACCGACGGCTACACCAGAGCCAGGCTTTGAACGGGTCCGGTCTTACCATTTGTCAGCGCTGTATAGCCCTTGGATGAGTTTTGCAAAAATTGCTCAGCTTTATTGGGAGTCAAGGGGGAATAAGGAAACAGAGCAGGTATTTGTGAATACGGTACTGGCAGAGACTTTTGATGATGTGATTAGTGAAAACCTGACTGTTGAAGATTTGAAGGGTAAAACGGAAACCTATCGGATGTTGCAAGTACCAGAGGGGGTATGCATCTTGACCGCTGGGGTTGATGTACAGGGGGATCGGCTGGTGTTGGCGGTGTACGGCTGGGGGGAAAGGGAACAGGCATGGCTGATTTATTATCAGGACTTGTGGGGGAAACCGACGGAGCCGGAATGTTGGGCACAGCTTAAGGAAGTTTTGAATTCGACTTATGCCCACGCATCGGGTAGGGAATTGCGGATTTATCGGTGTGCAGTGGACTCAGGGGCGTACACCAATGAGGTCTATCAGTTTGTGCGGAATTACCGTAGCCCGTGGCGGTCTGCTCATAAGGTGGCGATTGCGGTCAAAGGGGCAAGTAAGTTTGACGCGCCTGTTTGTGGCAAGCCAAGCAAAATTGATGTAAACCTCAAGGGGCAAGCGATCAAGGGTGGGATTTCGTTGTTTTTGGTGGGGGATAATTCGACAAAAACGACGATCTACGGACGGCTCTCACTGCCTCGAAATGATGAGACGGTTTTGGGCTGGTTCCACTTCCCGTGTGATGCCCCTGATGTTTACTATGAGCAGCTTTTGGGCGAAGAGAAAAAGTTGATTTTTAATCGTGGCGTACCCAAGGAAACATGGCGCAAAAAACAGGGGAATAGCGCTGATGCCCTCGATGCGACGCGGTACGCACTGGCAGCGCTATATTCCCTAAATGCCCATCTGCCAAAATGGAGTTGGGAATCTGCCTTGGATATGGGGACGGTGAAATCAGCAGGTGATGATGCAAAGCCGAAGCGAATATCAAAGGGACATTTTGAGCCGCCAATGAGCAAGGATGGCGGAGAGAGTGGCGCTTAGGGTCCAGTCGTAGCGTTCCTGAAAACGGCGTAATAGTTCTATTGTCCCCTCAGTGATTTCTACGGGGGATTTTGCCGATGATACGGGCGGGTAAAATTCAGTGTCGATGCGAGTCAGGGATAGCAGATCTCTGGTAAATTCGTCAAAAGTTAGTCCTAATTCGTTGGCTCGTGAATAGAATACCTCGGCTAAGGGTTGGGGCACTTTGAGGGTATAGGTGGGGGAATCGGGAACGGTAAGCAGAAAGTCAGAATCTTTGAGGCAATGACTGATTAAGCCGCTAGCGGTGTCAATAACAGGGGCGTTTAGGGTCCGTGATAGCCCTTGTAATGCTTTGTAGACCTCACGGCGGGGGATTGTGAAGACTTGACGGCTTGCAATGATTGATTCGGCTAAGGGGTAATGGGTGCTAGGGTTTTCTTGGGCGTAGGCAACCATTTCGGCAAAGAGGTCAATCATGGTTAAGCCCTTGGATTGGGCGGTTTGTTTGAGGGCAGTGTATTCTGCTAAAGGGATTTTGACGGTGGCAAAACCTTCCCTGATTTTCTCTTTTGTGGGGGCGGGGTCGGCTTCGCTTTTGGAGAGGGTAAAGCAAACCATGAGGATCAAAATCTTTTTCTGATTAGCTTCTAGGGACTGGGAAAAAGCGGCTAATTGATCGAGATTCTGCAAATGATTAATCTCTAGATTTTCGGCGGTATTATTAGTGGCGATTACCGGTAAAAACGGGCTGAGAAAACTGCTAAATTCGGGATCATTAAGGCAGTGGTCTATAATATTGTCAAGGATGATATTCGGCTCTTGGTGATGATTTGCGGCAAGATGCGTAATCCATTCATACACCTGAGGGGGAATTGCAATTGTACCGTGAGCTAACTTAGTGGGATTGTCTTTTGTTTTTTGCATCGTTGTATTTTTCGGCATGGCAGCGCTAATTAGGGCATGAGGATATTATGAGTGATTTAATTGGCAATGCTGTAGATGGTATAGCGATTGTGGCAGAGGTGCAGGCTAGACCACCAGAGCCAAGATCTAGCGGTGGGTCTGGTGTTAATGGTATCACAACGGACCAGATCACCTCTTGGGGCGGGTTGTTGGTGATAGGGATTTGGGGTGCTAAGGCATTTGCATCAAAGTGGTTGGAATGGCAGTCTAAGGCGGTGGATCAGCATCTGGAATTGCAGAAAAAAGAACGGACGGTTTCAATTATGTCCGATCAGCAGCAAGAAAACCTGTTTTTGCAGATGGTGAAAGACCAAAATGAGGCTCAGCAACAGGCTTTACAGACTTACATGCAAGCGTCATTAGATGCCAATAGACAGCTTTTAGAGGCAAATAAACAACTGGTGAGTGAGTTACAGCATGTGGGAGAGGCGATTAATGCTGTGACCAAAGAGATGGCAGTCCAAGGCTACAAACAGACTGAGCTTTTGCGCCATGTGGAGCGGCTTTCGGCGGTGTGTATGCATAATCATCAAGGGGTGACAGACATACAGGCAAAAATGGGGATGCAACCACGCCCGACGGACTGGGATGAGCCGACGGAATTGCTAAATGTGGAATAGGTGGGTGGGCATTGGAGGTTTTTGGGATATAATTGGGCTGCCTAAGATAATAGAGATAATAATCGGCATTATGGAAGATGAGACTCTATGTAAAGCTACGGCTTGGGCTGAAAGATTTATGCACTATTCATCGATTAGCTACAAAAAACAGTACGCCCAAGCGATTGCCGATAATTTGAAGGCTACCAAAAAAATGCGGGATCGGTTGATTGCCTCTGGGGAATTGATTGATAGAAAAGCTTTTGACTAACAAGCAACACTTAAAAACATGTCCAGATATTCTTTAGATTTTCCCGATGGTGTCGAAGATTTGTCCGATGTATGGGCAAAGATCCAGATTTATTTTCGATTGCATTGGTACTCATGGCAACACCCGCGCCTAGTGCAGTATTTGAATTATTGCAAAGCATCAAGCCGCCATAAGTTAACACCAAAGCAGCTCAAAAATTTGGCGGATAAGTTGGAGGCTTTGCCTGAGTTGAGATCGGCGGATTGGCTTCGAGTGCGGGCGGGTTTTGAGGGGCTTGGCTTGCACTGGCAACACCCCAGGGCTTTGGAGTATTTGCGGCGGTGCGGGGTTGATGACCACCACGCTCTGACAGATAAGCAGGTTAAGAATTTGGCGGATAAGTTGGAGAGGGAACTGAAGGAACTGGCTGAAGAACGGGAGGGTATTTTTTGATATGAAGACTCCCATTAGTTATTATGGTGGGAAGCAACGTATTGCATCAAAAATCGTGCCGTATATTCTTGCTATCCCCTATACAGTCTATGCCGAACCGTTTGCTGGTGGGCTGTCCGTTTTGTATGCCAAAGGTAAAATTGATCGAGGGAATAAAGGGCATTACCGAGAAGCGATCAATGACAAAAACAAGCAGTTGATCACGTTTTGGCGGGTAGCAAGAGAGCATCCCGAAGAGTTAACGCGATGGATTAACCTCACGCCTTACAGCCAAGAGGAATGTCATGAGGCGCAAAAAATTTATGACAACCCTTCAGAGTACAATAATCTAAAAGTTGCTTGGGCTACTTATATTCAGTGCAATATGAGTTTTTCCCACCAAATTGGCGCGGGATGGAGTGTAAGCGTCAATGGGAGAGATAATAGCGGGAGTAAATGGGTAAATCGCGCAGACAGGCTGCCAGAATGTTTTGAAAGATTGCGTGATGTGCATATTGGCTGTGAAGACGCGATAAGATTCATTAAAAGGTGGGATGCGCCGCAGACGCTTTTTTATTGCGATCCACCATATCCAAATAGCCATCAGGGGCATTATGTCGGGTACACCTTAGATGACTGGGCAAACCTATGTGACGCTCTTGACTCATGCCAGGGCAGTTATATTTTGAGCAACTATCATCAAGATATTCAGCCTAAATCTGCACAGAAATGCGTAGAAATCGAAGCGGTAATGAGTGCTTCTAATAGCGCAAAACAGACCCAAGATATAAATAAGAAACGAATCGAAAAGCTGTGGATTTGTGACCGTTCTAAAACCATCCGAAGCGACTTGCAGAAAATTGCTAAAGATGAATGGCGCAAGCAGGGAACACTATTTTAATTTGCCGACAAAAAGCGCCTTAGTCATGGAGAACCAAGGCGCTTTTTGGTTTAAGGAGAGTGGTTAAGACTTATTTAGCTAATTCCTTCTCCAGTAGCTGACAAACAATCATGCCTGTAATCACCCTATTGGGCTTTTGATCTAACTGCCTAGCGATAGCCACCAGCCGATCCTGAATCTCGCTGGGAATCCACAGGCTGTAATATTCCAAGGCTTCATCGTCCCCAATCGTCTCCAGCCCCTTAGCCACCTCAGCCGAGACCACCGCGATCACCGCGCCATCGCAGCACCGCGCTACCCACGGCTCGATGAGTTCGCGAGCTACCGCACTACGCGAATATCGCGATACGCTTCGCGGGTTCGCTTTTTTGCGTGCTTTGATGATGTCGTCAATTCGCGCCATGACGGACTTAGGGAGTCGCCATTTGACGGGGATTCCATCGATACGGGGGGATTTTTTGATAAATTCGTAGGTTGTTTGAGCCATGATTTGTGATGAGAGTAGATGCAAAAAATGCTAGACCACCTGATGAGGGCAGTCTAGCGGGTGGGGTTAGAACGGGATCGCTTCACTGGCTGGGTGTTCTTTTAGTTCACTCAGGTGATGGACTACATCAGCCAGATGACTAATGCATTTTGGGTCACCATTACAGCGACGTAGCAGCTTTAGGTATGCGTAACTCTGTCCTAGCGCTCGATCCACCCATGCCGCAAATGCAGTATCAACGGGGTGGGTTTCGGCTAATGTTTCAAGGATTTTAGCCTGTTTTGCAGAGGTGCGCTCTGCCCAATTGCATTGACAGTTGCCTACAGGGGTAGGGCAGTCGGAGCAGTAATAGCGAGGGGGTGATTCAGTCATGATGGCTTGTTATTATTCCAATCCTTGCTCTTGAGTCTCAAGAGACAGCATATCTAAATCTTCCTCAGAGAGAGGAATTTCTTCTGGGGCTTGCATTTCAAAAAAACAATCTTGAATGCACTCCTCAAGGGTGCTGAACCGAAACGGACGCGCCTTGACCTTCAAGAAACTCTTTCAATGCAGTCGCAAGTTCATTAGCCTTGAAATTATCAGGGATGATAATTACCGCCCGTCCAGGGAGTACTGAACCGAAACGGACGCGCCTTGACCTTCAAGAAACTCTTTCAATGCAGTCGCAAGTTCATTAGCCTTGAAATTATCAGGGATGATAATTACCGCCCGTCCAGGGAGTACGCCATCAGCAAAATGCATCTCAGGGGTTTCACTTAAAACCCTTTTAATGATTTCCACCCAAGATGGAGATGCAAAAGCGACTATCATGTCACTTAAAACGACTTTGATGGCAACGTCACAAGCTTTCGCCTTAGACAAATCAATACTTTCCATTTCGCTTAATCCATTAATCCGTAAAAATGTGATTGTGATTGCGCCATGATCTAATTTGTATGCCGCCTGTGGCTCGGCGACGGAATTTATTTTGCTTGGATTTCGGATGAATCAACTAATTGAACCCGTTTGCACTCGGTCCAACGACAGTCAAACTCGCCATCGGTAAAAAGAAGAAAGCCATCAATGACGACGTGTTGTTCCCCCAGGTCGTACAAAATGCCCGCCGCATCGTTACGAGCTTTTTCTAGCTCGGCTTTTACTTGCTGTTCATGTTTATACAGATTTTTCAGAGCTTCTTGCGCGGCAAACAACGCTTTTGCTGCGCAAACTAATTGTTGTTTTTGTTCCTGTTGCATCGTTTTTCGCTTAATCCGTAAAAAAATGTAGTTACGCCATGATCTAATTTGTATGCCGCCTGTGGCTCGGCGGGTGAGGGCTAGTTAGTCAACTCGAACAGACGCGCCTTGGGACTTGAAAAACTCTACTATCTTGCCTATCACTTTAGGTCTATTGTGAGTTTCTGGAATACAAACCCGCCCTCGCATGGGTTCGTTCGTCCGAAGTAAGAATATAGGAGTGCCTTTTAAAGCTTGAGAAAGGGCTTCAATCAAAGGTGGATCTCCAATAACATCAAACGAATAACCGTCATTTGAAAGATTTGCGATAACAATATCGTGGGTTTTAGTGTCCGAAAAATCGATTTCCATTTAACACCTTGTTGCAGATCATGAATTTGGTTCAGGCAAGCATTCCACCCCTGTAAGCAGAGGGGAAACCGAGAAGGTTACATCATCCTCAATCTCAGGCAGTCCGTCAGGGAACATCGCTCTCATCATGTCATCAGACGACAGCGCAAAGTACGCTGCCACGCCATCTTCAATGCCTTGCGCGAAGCTGGTTTCCGCGACTTTCTTCACGAATTGCACGCCGTTAGCGTGGCTTTGCTCTGAGACCAAGGTTAGGGCGGAGCCTGCCTCTGAGGAGAGGTTAATTTTGGAATTGGTCTTAGCGGTTTGCTTGACCTGCTGTTTGCGACTCGCCGCTTTTTCGGCTTGGATGCGTTTAATTTCTTCTAAAGTCAATGCCATGGTTTTATTTTCCGTATGCTAAGGGAATAAACGGGGCTTCGGACAAAGGTTTAACCTGAAAGCCCAATTTGTTGAGCGCGGTTTCAGCGATTGCCGCAGAGTATACAGGCGCTCCTTGGTACTCGCTGATATCAGACCCATTAGGATCTTTAATGTCAAAACCAAGGTCGTCAACTATATCTTCAAGCTTCCTCTGAACAGTCCTTTTGCAAGGAGATTTAACTCGCCGACCAAAGTTAAAGAATGTCAAGGAATCCTCTATGGTTGCAAGAATCGCCGCTACGGACATCGGCGTGTCTGGAACAACGTAGACAACAGGTCTTAGATCGACTTTTGGCTCTGCCACGGGATTACAAGTTTTCATAGCGCACCCTTTCGGCTTCAGTGAGATCAGCAACTTGCTCGACAATCACGCTACGATCCACAGCGATGGCGTAGTCTCCTACAATGGCATAAACCGTTTCTTCCGGAACACCAAAAAGCTTTACTAAATCCTCCGTAATCAACCCGTCTTCCGTCATCAAATCTTGCAATCGACTCCCTAGCTTTCCCGCCCGACTTTGCAGTATGCGAGAAAAATCTTTCCCGACCAACGGGTGCATTTCTTCTAGCCGTCTTTGTATCTCAGCGGTTTCACGGGTCGCCCTTTCAATTTCTTCCCTCACCTGAAAAAGACGAGACACTAAATCGGCACACTCTTTAAAATGATTCATTCGCTTTTTCCTTTAATCGCTTAACTGTCGCGTCACGTCGCGTCAATCGCTTAACTGTCGCGTCACGTCGTGACAGAATCTACTTTAAGGCAACGCTAGGGACTTGTCAACCCCTCTAGCGTATTTTGTTTGCGTTTGTGCGGGTTGGCGTGTTTTGGGGCTGATTCGCGGGGTTGCGATGTGGCGGGTTGGCGCAATAGAAACGCAATAAAAAGCGCCGATCCGTTGCCGAATCAGCGCCTGCATAAGCATACAATGTGGGTTTATATTCACTCGATATGAGTATATCACCTATTAAGTTATTGCCGATCAAATTTTAGAATAATTGTTAGGAATTAGTTACTAATCCTTGGGCGATCAATTGCCCATAACCTTCATTAGCCAAGTCTTCTAGATATTGCTTGGCGCGTTCGGTTCCGATGTCTCTTGCCACCCATACACCAGACAAAATATCACGGGGTTGAATTAGCTCGTTTGGGTGCTTTGATGCGTAGCTGAGGATTGCTGATTTAATCGGATCGCCGTCGCTGATTGCTGAGACTTGCTGAGTGCTGCTGAGGCTTGCTGTGACTGCATCAGCACCCGTTGCGCCCTTAAGCAAAAGCTGCTTTTTTTTGGGTGTTTGACGCTGTGGAGCAGCCTCCCATAGAGCCATAAAATCAGCGGGTAATTGCTGAGTGGGAAACTGCAAATTGTCAGGAATTGTGGGCAGTGCAGCAGGCATATCATCAACCATGCAAGGGTGTTCAAGTTGCTGCATAATTCTCGCGTGCTGAGGGCATTCTTTCCGGCATTGCTTAACAGCAAACTTGCCAAGATATACCACCGCTAAACCATCTCTAATGCTGCCTTCGCCCTCAATACCAAGGGATTTTACCTCTGCCCCTTGCGCTAAAATCACCAGCTTGATTCCGACCTTACGGGCTTCTCGAATCAACTTTTTGAAATGATCAGAACATGCTTTCCCGTAAATGTCATTTGAGGTAATAGCCAGAAACTCATCGACTATTACCACCAATGGATCAAAATGAGTTTGTCCTGCATCCCTCAATTCGTACCGATGTTTCATCAAGTCATATAAGACCTTAAAAGCTTTTTCGACATCGGCATAGTTCATGCCCCCGCCAACTACAAACACGCCTTGCCAATCGCTAGGGGTTGCATGGGGGTCAATGGCAATACAAGGAGCCGTAGCCATCGAAACCAGATATTTGCAGAGGGTAGATTTGCCTGAGCCAGTTTCTCCCACAATCATGATGTGAGGCTTGTCAAGGCATCGCTTAACAGGGATTGCCCCTGCAATGTCTGAGGCGTAATCCTCAGCTACTCGAATCATGTCCTCAAGCAAGCTGGGCTGCAGGCTGTAGAGCCATTGAATAATATTGTCTGATAACGTTCCGGTCCTATTGGCATAGTCCAACAGGACTTCACCAATCACCTTACTTAGAGCGACTTGCATCCGAGGGGATAGGTCGTTGATGTTAATTGTGGATTTTGTGGATTTTGCAAGCATTGTTCTTTGTTATTTAACGAGGGGGGAAAAATAAAACACTATATAGCCGGATAGGGCGGTCAGGATAGCTGCCAAATAAGTGGGATGTTTTGCGCCATCCTGAGTAACGAGCCAAATGGTCAGGGCTAAAGCACCAAACCCAGGCATTGCTAGGGCGTGATTTAGCGGAAACCAAAGGGACGGCAAAAATGCCAGCGTGGAGGTAAGCCACAACGTAATCATCAAATAAGCGGCGCGTCTAACCCATTGCATACTGGCATTTTCCTGATTTCCTTGAGGTGGTTGAATAGTTGCGGCGGGAACCCGCGACGGCTGCGGAATCGCGGTAGATGGCGATGGCGCGGGTGGTGGCGGTTGGCGTAGCGGCGGCATTGGCGGGGGTGGCATTGGCTGTGGAGCGTTGCCGACTTGGGCAGCGGATACGTCAACAGTGACGGGACTCACGGGGGACGTGGTTGCGCCTAGCTGGGTGGAGAGGTTGCGGATGTCTGACATTATTTGTCCCTACAAATTGAATCTTTGCCAACTCGTTCTACTCGAACGCATTGCTCTTCAAACAAAATTGAACCATCACCCATGACGCTGATCCGACGCTGGGATAGCACCGAAAACACCAACAGCGCAATCACCATACCGATCAAAAACTTCCCGCCGCCGCCCTGATATTTATTGTTTGAGGCTTCGGCGTTAATCACACCCCGAAAGTTGTCCCCAACAGTGACGCTGGTGTGATTATGGACATTGGTGACGCTTCGAGGTTCGTTCTCTAAGTTTTTAAGCCGCTTTTCTCGATCCGTATCGTTTTCGATTAATCGGGCGGATAGCACCGCTTGGTCATGGCGGATCAATTCAATTTGTCGCTCTGAATGCTGAATATGTGCAGTCAGAGCCTCTGACATTTTGATCAGCAAGACGTTCTGAGTTTGCGAGTTTTGCGCCATCATTGCTAGTTGCTGCTGCATGTGCGCCTGCTGACTTTCAAGAGCCGCCATTTGCACCTGTACCAGCGAATAGCCTTGATTGATTTGAGCTAATGCCCATTGATGCATAGCAGGGGTCTGAAACTCAGGCTGTAACACCTCAATTGCTGAGGCAGCCTGCTGTTCGGGAGCTAGCACGATTTCGGAGCCGTACCTCATACAGACCGCCCTTGTCGCCGCTTGCAGTCCCATACAGCGTCATTCAGCGCTTTGGTAGATACCGTTTCCGCTGGTTGCTCACCGGTGCATTGCACATATTGCGCAACCAGCGCGTCCCTTGGCGGTAACGCTTGCTTCGCGGCTGTCGCGGTTCTCGCGCCCGTCGCGGTGGTCGCGGTCTTTAGCGTTCGCCATGCTGAGGGGGTGTTGATCCAGAGCAACAGCATTACTACTACAGCAAGGGTGTTTGGGTGTTGACAAATCGTCAAAAACTTTTGCATCACTTCACCTCTACCTCAAAGCTGTAATCGTAGGCATAGCCTTTTTCGGCACAGACCGAGGCTAATTGAGGTAGACACGATCTATCAGAGCATTTGGGCAGCCATTGCTGATGGCAAAAGTAGACGTACTTCGCCACCGGCTTTAATGGGGCTGGTTTCATAGGGCGATTTTCAGCCTTTGAAGCCTCGCACTCTATCACTAGATTTTCTAACGCCTTGTCGCCATAATTCGGCATCGGGGCGCTATCAACAAAGCAAGCATGGTAGCGATTTTCCCACTGGATTCGGTTAGGGGTTGAGGCATTGCGACGGGCTGACAGCTTCAGGGCTTCAAGCTCTTCAACGCTTCGAGATTCGGGCGGGGTGCAGCCCCCCAGTAAAAAGGGCAGCCCCAACCCTAAAGGGATAAGGATATGTTTCATGTTCTTTTTTTGCGTAAAGAAAACTATTTGACGACGGAAATTAAGTCGCCCACTTCACAGTTAAGGGCAACGCACAGCTTAGGGATTAGCCATGCAGGGTAGCGTAGGCAGGTATCATCTGCGATTTTTTGCAGGGTGCTGGTATCCTTAACCCCGATCATATCCGCCAATGCTTTGATGGACCTGATACCCCTTTCCGCCATCCGAACTCTTAGATGGCTTCGGAGAAACGGCTCTTGGTTAGGCATTTTGGGCTAATCACCCCTTTTCGATTGACAAAGAGCAGTTTAACATGATTTGGTAAGTTAAAGCAAGAAAATATTGCTTAGCCTATATTTGAGCCTGTTTAAATGATGCAAATAAAATTATTGCCAGATTCGGAACCGTCGGAATCCCTGAGTTCGGACGAACGGTACACTTGTGACGGAACTTTGATGGCGCGGGTGAGAGAGTTTTACGGCGGGTTCATCCCCCTCGATGTCGCATCGTGCGAATTTGCCAACAGTAACTTTGTGCGGGCGGATCGCTATTACACCAAGGATGATAACGGGCTATCCATGCCTTGGGCTAATCGCAATTGGTGCAACCCGCCATATAGTCGGGGGCAAATGATCAAATGGGTACAGAAAATTATTGATTGCGCCCAAAACGGACAAGAGACCTTGCTTCTATGCAATGGAGATAATTCCACGGCTTGGTGGCAATTAGCGGATCGGTATGCCTCAGCGGTGCTCATGCTGTCGTACCGCTTGGCTTTTTATGCCTTAGAACGGGGAAAAGTTGTCAGCGGCAACAAGCAACCTCAGCACCTGTTTTATTTTGGGGAGAGATTACTGGAATTTGAGATGCATTTTGGAATGAGCAATCCCACCCCTCTAGGATTTGTCCATGTCCCGATCAACTCGGTCAACTTCTTGGCACCTAATTTGGCTCGTGATTTGGCGTGCGATTTAAAGGAATAAAACAATCTTAAACAACTTAAAACAAATTTTCCCCACTTTAACTATTGACAAGGTGGGATTGTTTGCTGTAGATTAAAAGTGTCAAAAGGAGGTAGCACAGTGATTCACCCTGATAACGTTGTTTTGGCTGTCAAAGCAAATAATCAGATCGAAGTCGGGTATCACCCCGATGATGAAGAGCGGGTGGTGGGTTTCACCCTTGGGGTCAGAAATGACCTTAGGATCGTAGGAGAAATTTATAATCAACCTGCGTTAATTGCAGTTAAAACACAATTTCCTTACGACCAAAACCCGCTGATACTGACCGTAAATAGTCAGTACAAAGCGGCGGATGTTGTCCCATATCTTTTTTCAAAATTTGCGAGAGAAGGTATGGTTCCGAAAATCGTTGATGAGGTCAATAACACTATTTATATAGGAGATGGAAGTTTCTGATGCAAACATTGTTAACGATGTTTTTTCTGGCAGTTCTTGTAGTTGCCATTGTCGTCATCGTAAAAGGAGTTTGCTGGGATATTTTTGATGAGTTCGATGACCAAGATTAATACATTCAAGTACGGGTAAAAACTGTGAAAAATGCTAAAGCTAAACTGAGCAAAGAATCCTTGAAAGAGGCTATCGTGTCAATCACGCATTTCTTTGCGTTCGTCTTTGTCGGCGGATTCAATTTGAAGATCATTTTAATTTGGATTGCAGCGGAAATAGGAGCCGGAATGCTTTATGGCTTGATCAAAGGATTCTTTTTTGATTATTTCGAGGATTGATAGTTTCACATCCGACAATCAGCCCGTCATGCCTGGCGGCTGGGTGCAAGTCCTAGCGGATGTATTGAGGGATTTGGATTCACCCTCTATTAGGAGCAAATAGAAGCAAATGGGATTAACTTTAACACCCGAATCGGGTTCGCAAAGGGATTTGGTTCCAGAAGGGATTCACTTGGCGCGATGCGTCAAAGTAATTGAACTAGGTGAAATCAAAAATAATACCTACAACAATTACACCCCTAAAGTAATGTTTCAATGGGAAATCTATGTGACTGACCATGATGGGCGGCTTATGGGAGTAACCATTGACGGGAAGTGGGAGCCTTTTCTGGCTTCTCGTCGATTTACACCATCCCTTAAGTTGGGAAGCCCTTTAAGGAAGTTCTTAGAAGGATGGCGAAGCCGCCCATTTACCGATGAGGAACTGAAAAAATTCCATATCGGAAATTGCGCTGGACATTATGCTTTTCTTACTATTAAGCATGGCAAATCGGGCAAATATGCCGACGTTGAATCAGCACAAATTGCGACTAAAGAAGTTCCTAAACCTAGCCCAATTTTACCCGCGCTGGTTTTAGACTTTGACGCGCCTAACCTTGCAGTTTTTATGAGTTTGTCTCAGAAACTGCAAGAAATTATCAAAGGGAGTCGAAACTGCCCACCAGTATTTCGAGACCCTTCACTTGCATTACAACCGGCTGAAGCCCCTGAAACTGAAAAGGACGTAATATTCTAATGACAATCAGAAATCTTGCCCCAGGGCGCTACCCCGCGATTGAACGCGATTGGGCGTTTGTCGTGAAGGATAGCGAAGTCGCGATCTTGTACCGCCAAAACGTCGCGATGGGCGTGGTGTTCGCAGGCAGCCTGAAATTCACGAAGCGCTGCCACAGCCCACGAAATCGCATGATCGCCCGTGCGATGGCAGATATACATCTAGACGTAAGGAGCCAAAATTGGTGATTATTATCCCAGCATCCCCAATTCCGTTTAATGAGCTACCCCTCGAAAAACAGCTTGTACATCATGCGTTTCAGGGGCAGATTAGACAGCTAAGCCTTTGCGAAGCCCAAGAGTTGCTTATAGCACTGCACCATTTGTATTTGGGACAATCGTCCGTGATCGCCAAATTGACCAAGGCAAAGCTGCCATAGACACAATAAAACCCCCAATAACGGGGGCGCAATGCAAAAAAAAGAACAATCCACATATCCTTCCAAGGGAACTATAACAGATGGAATTACAAGGTTTATTGTCTAAAGTTTTTGTTGATGCTTTGCCGCCGCAACAAAAAGGAATTGCAGAGGAACTGATGGAACAGTCATCAGGGCAGATTGACACTTTGATTGCACAGCTATATGAACGGCTGTGGATTGCAGACTATGAAGGGTTGTATCAAGGCTGGTTCCACCTGTACAACACTTACGAAGCCTTTGAAGACCCCAATCTGTCAGCAACTACCAAAGCATGGATTAACAGCCTTACGCTTTTACAGTGCAAACTGTTGGCGCATGGGCTATGTCAAGTTTTTGCGAAGGAACAGCTATGAATGAATTTCAAGATTGGCGGCGTACCGCGACAGTCGCTGACCTCGCGGGTGCGTGTGCGCTAATTTGCGGAATGGTAGCGGATGCCTCGATTGATGGCGTAACCCGCGATTACTGGACAAACGCGGCGGCGCGATTTCGCGAACATGGCGGTGAGTCGCGGTTTGGCGCGGGTGCGCTGCAATGGGTGATGAGTTTGACCAGTCACGCCCATAAGCGACTGGCAGAGGATTTGGCAGATCAAGCGAATTTGCGAGGGATTATCTGATGTTAAGACCAACGGCACAGCAACTGCTTAACTTTGCTCTCTGGGAAATCACTTTTGTTGATGGTGGCAAAGGTAGACGGTCGATCCAGCTTCCGTTACTGCGTACTGAATCCGTCAAGGCTAAAGCCGCAGAATGGCTTCTTTTGAAGCAGCAATTAGACCCTAGTTGGGCTGGTTGGCGGTTTGGTGATTGCACTCAGGTCACTGGTACTGCAATTGATTTTGAGTCATCGTCATTTTAAATTTCTTGATCCCACAAGTTAGCCGCTTGTGGGATTCTAGTATGAGGGTGATGGAGACAATAAAAAACCCCAGCATAGGAGTGCTGAGGCGTTGAATTTGAATTAAGCGAAAGGGCACTGTCAACCCGATCCGTTAAAATAACAGGTGCTGCAACTGCCGTAAGGAGGGCAACAATGCAAGGATATTGTATCACACGTAAGACGCTAATAGCCCTAAAAAGCCACCTATCACACATGCAGATGGTGGTCTTTTTGCATTTGGCATCATCGACAGATCAGCCCGATCAATGGACGGAGTTCTCATGCTCTCAGATTGCCGAAGATTTGGGGAGTGATACCCGTCGGATTAGGATAGCCATTAATGAGATTGAGGCGAAAAACATCATTGAGACCACAACAAAGACCCGTCACCGCTATTTTCGATCTCTAGATTTTTTAAGCAATTTTTCTGCAAATACACAGGAATCGAGCGAAGTCAAAGGATCAATTCGATCCTCTAAGCGGATCAATTCGATCCTTCAGCCGGATCAATTCGATCCTCTAAGCGGATCAATTCGATCCTCTAAGCGGATCAATTCGATCCTTCAGCCGGATCAATTCGATCCGCATCAAAGCGAAAAAGTTGAAGGGACATCTATATATAGAAATATTATTATTAATAACACTCCCTCTAATACGCACGAGGAGAATCAAGAAAAAGAGGGTGTGTGTGTGAGGGTCGGAAATTTGGATCAAGATCCTCAGGCAAAAAAATCTGTAAGCCCAACGGGTCAGTACCCTTTTGCACAAAAAAAGCAAAATCTCTCTGGTGAAAACCCTGAATCCCTTGCTGAGACACGTTTTGCGGCGGCTCCGCCCGAAAATTGCACGAAAGACCAGCTTTTTGCATGGTGGACTGCAAAACTCGAAGATGCCCAATTTTTGCGTTTTAAGGTGGCTGAATGGCGGATGGATTTGTCATTTATCGTGTCGCTAGGTCAAAGCCTGTTGCAGCGCGAAAAATTCTGGTCTGAGCGCAAATTTGACGCAAGGGCGGTAGGGCTGATGGTGATTAATGGCTCACTCAACCTAGAGCAACCTAATACCGCTGCTAACCACAAATCCCGTCTGGTACAGTATTTGACGGACTTAGCGACACCCGCGCCAACCGCGACGGACGCGAACACCGCTGCTATTGCGGTACGCCCAGCGGCGCTAGTCGCAGAAGACGCGAAAAGGGCGGAAATCCAAGAGCAGGAGCGGCTTGCAGAACTCGAATTTGGCGATACGCCTGAGGCGCGGTTGCGCTATTGGCTGCAAAGCTATCAGGACAATGTGCTAAATCAAAGCTGGGATTCAGCGGCTGGCGCGGCTTTGCGCGGTCGCGCCGTGCGGAAACATCAAGCTAAGTTTGAGGGGTGCATGAGGGAGATTCACGGAGCCGACTGGGAAAATCAGCAGATTGATGATTATTTAGCGAATCATGCGATTGCGTCTTGACTTTGACCCGTGTCGGCTGGTAGGGTGAATTAAATTTGAATTAATGCTTTTTCGGAAAGGTAAGAAAAATTATGGTTAACGCGCCTAAGGTACTTAGACCTGAAGGGGATAACTGGCTTGCGCCGCCCCAGAATACTGATATAGAGCGGGGGGTGCTGGGGGCAATCCTAGACGAGATGACGGGCGAAAATAAGGTTTTTGGGTTTGTAAACTCTTTGATTTCGGCTGATTCGTTTTATGTGGCGGCTCATCAGAAAATTTACGCCGCTTGTTCTGCGCTTTACAAAAAAAGTACGCCGATCGACCTTTTGACCGTGTGCGATTATCTGGCTAGCACGGGCGAATTAGATGCTATTGGGGGCAGTTCTACAGTTGTTTATTTAGTCGAATACAGCAGAGGGGTTTGTGCAGAGCTTTTGTTGTCGGCGTACTGCCAAAAAATCCAAGAGTATTTTATCCGCCGTAAGCTGATCGAAGTCTCAGGACGGCTAAGGGAATTGGCAGTTAAATCTGATGCGTCTTTGTCGGATGTGGCGAACCAAGCGCAGGAAATGCTGCTGTCTACGACCGCCCTTGCATTCCCCCAAGCTGGGAATAGCGCGAGTCTTGGCAAGTTGGCTAGTGATGCCCTGATTGAAATGGTCAAGGTTGATGAGGCTAGGCAACGGGGCGAAGTGTTGAAGCAGAAATACGCCACAGGATTTTATGACTTTGATGATACGACTGGTGGGGGGCTTGATCCAGGGGATTTAATTATTTTGGCGGGTCGTCCGTCTATGGGCAAAACCTCTATGGGGATACAGCTAGCCGTAAATATAGCCGAGCTTAATAACACCCCTGTGGCAATTTTTTCCCTTGAGATGTCCAAAGAGTCGTTGACCTATCGCATTATGTCAGGGCGGTCTAAAACTAGATCGTCGGAATATGGCGCAACTGCCAATGATTTGCGGTCAGCTAATTTGCCTGATGCGATGTGGAGCAAAATGGCTCAGGTAGTTAATGACTTACAGCCCTTGCCTATTGCCATTGAGGATCGATCATCATGCACTGTCGAGAAAATTCGTCACAGTGCAGGAAAGATTAAGGCTAAGTATGGCGGCAATTTGGGGGTAATCCTGATTGATTATTTGCAGTTAATGTCTGTGGAGGGCGAGCCATCAAATGGTAGCGGGAATCGCAATGCTGAGATTTCAGCCATCAGCCGCAAATTGAAAGTAATGGCGATGGAGTTAGGGGTCGTAGTAATAGCTCTGTCTCAGCTAAACCGTTCGGTGGAAAGCCGTGCCGACAAGAGACCCGCCCTTTCAGACTTGAGAGATTCGGGATCTTTGGAGCAGGACGGGGATCAGGTTCTGTTTTTGTATCGCGATGAATACTATAACCCTGATACGGCGGATCGCGGGGTGGCTGAATTGATTGTGGCAAAGCACCGCAATGGACCGACTGGAACGGTGCAACTGCTATTTGACCCACGGCTGACTAAGTTTGAAAATCTTGCTGCTTCAAAATAATAATTCCGCTAACACCAAGAGGTACTCTCAATGCCAGAATATTGCGCCCTAAATTCTAGTGAAATCCAAAGCGTTTTAAAATCTGTATTTTCGCATTCAGATTTAGCTGAAATGGATTTTTCAAAAATTGCTGACGAAGAGGTTTTTGTTCCGTTTTCCTTTACTTCAGATGAATTGACATCCTTAGCGCAAGAATGCGGCAAAAAACACATGTATTTTGAGATTGATGCCGCATGTGAGCCTGTCAATGGCAAAGGAATGGCTGTTGTACTTCGGCTATCATTTGCCCGTACTCAAAAATAATTCCCAGCAATTTAAATACTTTCGTAGTTCCCTATGGCTTTTTGTGCTATCTTAAGGCTGTAGGGATTGCTTTAAAGGGTGGCGCATGGATCAGCCTGATATGTTTGAGACTGTCGAAGACTTCGCCAACCGGATTAAGGTTGGGCGCGGTTACATAGAAAAACTTATTCATGGTTGTTGGAGGGAAGGGGTAGAGTTTATCCATTTAAACCAATTTGGCGGGAACAAATATCGCATTGACATCCAAAAGGCTCTGAACTTTTTGCGATGCAATCCGCAGGGCGAACCAGAACAAACAGAACAAAAATAACGAAAGGTGTCTATGAACCAAAACTATGTGACTAAGGCGGAGTTTGTCCCCAATCATGGCGGCGTAATTAATTTGTATTCTTTGGAGTTTGTCTCAATGATCGATGGATTTCCTGAAGTCCATTCGATCAAAAATATTGATGTATCTATTCCCCCCGATGTCATTAATCTGTTTTCTGATTTGGCGAAATTTTGCGAAAACTATTTAGGGGTTTCGGTTCCGTATATTTCCCCAAAGATGTTAAAGATTGCTTGGAATATGGAGACAGATGCCCCTAAGACATTAGCTGCAAAGCTAAATTGTTCCGCAGACATAGAACACAATGAAATCTTTTTTGAAACGACTTTACCTAAAATTGATGGATTTGTTTTGCGACTCTTTGATGACGGTGGGCGGATTGAACGGGTTTCACGGTTGATCCTGCAAGCTTATGGAGAATGGTTGCAATCAAGACCATCTCAATTGTCCCTGCTGGGAATGGAATCAATGGAATCGCTTGCTGAGACTTCGGGTAAGGTTGTGGCTTTGCAGCCTCGGGCGGTGGTGGTGTAGTTGTGAAAGCCCCATGCTCTAACTGCCCATTTCGGGCTAATGTTGATTTTCGCCTCAGCGAAGCCCGTGCCGAACAAATCGCTGGGGATGTAATCTTAGGCGATACGTGGTTCGCATGTCATCAAACCGTCGATTATTCTGATGATGAACCGAGTGCCGATAATAGTTCCGTTTGCGTTGGTTCCCTGCTTTCTATTGCTAAAGAGCGGGGAGATGCAATGGCTAATTTAGGAGTGCGGCTCAAAGTACTTTCTGGTCAGCTTGAATTGAATGATATTGATAGCAGTATCCCTGTGTGGAATGCCGCCGAATTTGTCAAAAATGTTGGAATAGATTGAGGTGTGCAATGTGGAAAGAAAAAGCTTATAAAGCGATTAGCCCTATGCTAAGCAAGCATAGGCAAGCTTGTCAGGATGGGTCAATGAATCGTTCCCAGCTTAGAAGGGAATTGAATAAAGCCTATCCATTTGGGTTGAGGCGGAATTATCCTTACAAGGTGTGGTGTCAGGCAGTCAATCACACGATAGAGCTTGTGTTTGGGACTAAGCAGGTTGACGTGGTTGAAATTGACGCGCCTTTATTTGAAAACATTGTGGAGTAACAAAATGGATGTCCAACAAATGACTGATGTGGAATTTTGGAAAGAGTTAAAGCAATTTTCCCCTGAACAATGCCTATGCGTACAAGCGATGGTTGAATCAGGTTTTACTAAGGAAGAAGCTTTGAAAGAAGTAAAAGGGTTCGCCGCCATGGAAAGACTCAGCAAAATGATGGACAAACCAATGACTAAAAGCCCACCAATCGGATTTACTGAAGACAATTAACCGTATTTTAAATCAAAAAAACAACCCCGCTAACCGTAACAAGTCAGCGGGGTTTTAGCTACAATATACAAACAACCAACCAAAGCAATTGCTACGCTGTGGTAAATGCCGTTATAACAATAAGCCTAAATGGGATGGTTACGGACAGCTTACAAAGTGCATTAAGCTGGTTGCAATGCCTTACAGCATGTAAGATATAAACATGCTGTAAACCCTCAATTACTAACACTAACGGCTCTAACCCATAATCTTGGCAGCGGGTAGGATCAGGTTCATCCTCAGCGACGACATTAATCTACAGACTCCCATGTTTCCACAGGAAAAACTAAATCCCCCTGCTCGTTTTTGATCAGCCTTAAAAAATTGTAGGCTGCAATAAAAATATTGCCATTTGATTCGGCAAGCAATTGGGCAAAAGTTTGATATTCTTGCCCAATTGCTTTGTATTCAAAAGAATCAAATGGTGCTTTTTTGCCATCAAAACTAGATTTGTTAGCGTAATATCTAACATTTATTCTTACAAATTCATTCAACGTGCTCGATATATCATAGATTACTGCATAAGCATTAGGTGCAGTTAATCCAAAGATAGTTTCAACAGGAATGTTTGATTCAAATGCCATGATTTTAAACCATTGTAGACGATGTTACTTGTTGCCAACTCGAACCATTATAAAAGCAAATTGCATTGTTTGTGGAGTTATACACTGTCATGCCTGCTGAGGGTGAAGCAATAGCATTGATTTGAGAGGTAGTCAGAACATTTAGCCTAATTGGAAGTGAAGCATTAATACTGGTTGAACTAATTTCCAATCGAGTCGCCTGCGGCTGAAAAGAAGTTCCACTTGCCTGAACCGTTGGAGTTTGAAATAAAATACTGGGAGTTGCAGCGTTTCCGGTCCCATTACCCGCCTGTATTGTTAAATTAGAGCCTGTGACATTTGTGGTGCTAAGCCGTTTTGCCCCACTTCTAACAACCCCGCCTAAAGCGTTGGCGGCTCCGTCAGTATCTTGTCCTACTATAAGGGCTGTCTGAGTATATATATTGCCTAGGACTGATAGATTATTGTCGTTTGAAGAATAACATTGTCCATTTGCGTATCTTACATACTCAGACGTTCCTAGCGCAATACAGTGCCCTGATGGAGTACGCACAGACAATCCATCAAAATCCGAGCCACCCCCAGCAACTGTGTCACAATTAATTCTTACTCTAAATGTATTGCTTGTATTAGACGTACTTCTCGCAAACACTATGCTAGGGGGGGTGACATACCCCGAACCTTCTGAGGTTATAATTAGTGCGTCTGTGTTTGCGGGTGAGGCGACAATAACCCCACCAGTGCCAGTACCTTTCAATTTTAAAGAACTATTTGCCCCACCAGTACCAGCGGAATCCGCTAATACAGTTGAGTAATTAGCATCTGTAAAAAGCCTAAGTCTTTTATAGTTTGAACTGTTAGTAAAAGAGCCAATAGCTTCAACGCCTCCAGTGCTTCTGAAGCTATTCGTACTACTATCCCAAGTGATTGCACTGCTACTGGAAACGGTAGAACTATTTGCAAATAACACATTTCCAGTAGAAAGATCCGTAAAGGTTTGATTATTAATAATTCGAGTTGGCTTAAAAATTGTGGACATTATTTAAACCTCACTTCAGAATAAATTGCAATACTTGGCGCGGTGTTGTTGTTGTCTGCAATGCCCGTTACAGCCGCCATTGCTATCCCAGTAGTAAACGCTCTTTGCTCTACTTGCTGTGTTTCCAAGAAAAAAACAGCAGGATCAGAAGCGGTTCCGGCTGGGATTGTGATAACCATTACTGGTGTTGTAGTCCCTACAGTTACGCTGCCTGCTAATGCATTATAAATCTTAATGTAAACTGCTGAGGTGTTTTGATTAATAAAGGTCCAACCACGTAAAGACCCGCCCGAGCTTTTGACAGATACCGCTGTGTTGGTTAATGCTGTATTGCGATAATCGCTAAAACCCGAAATAGAAGTGGCAAAAAAACCGTCATTCGCTAATGTAACCCTTTGAGTCGATCCTGTGACATTCCCTGTCCCGTATGCAATAGCATCGCTTGCGATAGCCACCGACAAAGAATTAGCCGCCGTCTTCGCCCCTAACGATGCAGGTATTTGTGCCCTAATAGCCGCTGTATCAAGCCCAATATAAGGCAGTACTGAGGCAACATTGTCTTTGATGTTGGAAACATTGCCATCAATAGTCCCCAATCCCCCATGAACCTGCTTAAGATACCATGCTGTCGTATGAGGATCAGGGTTGCCAGTGGTATCCCCTAGGGTAGTCACAATACTGGCAGAATCACTGCTAATACTGGTTAAATACCCCGTCTGCTCATCCTGTTTAGCGCTAGTAGCAGAACCGCTGCCCCCGCTACTCGCGACAACCTTCGCGACAATCGCGCGACCGTCAGCGGTAGTTGTGCCAGTGTCTGCATATTTTTCTACGGCGTTTTCGCCAATTGGCTTATAGATGTCAGCCATTAGGGGGTCTCCATCAGGATCAAATCAGTGGTCAGTCCATCAAAAAGCGGGTGTACTTGAGTGACGCGATAGGACTTTGAACCTATAGATACGTTGGCATATTGCATCACCCAAGGGGCTTCTGAGGTCACAATTCTGGCTTTGATTCGCCTTCCCTCCACATCGGCAAAGGCATCTGCATAATTATTGTCAACGATGGCGTTAACCGTAGCAGATTCCGAATTGTTGCTGATGGTGACGGGCTGGGCGAAATCAGCCAAATTAAAGAACGTGGTCAAGTCATCACTTAGCATCATCGGGAGGCTGTGAGGTTTCGAGGGTAATCAGAATGTTTGGACCATGGACCGCAACCATTAGCAACAGGTTATAGACCGCCGCAAAATTAGAGCTTGCTGCCAATTCGTTTGCAAGGGCTTCGATTTGGGGCAAACTGGAACCAACGCCATAGGTTTGATCGCCGTCAATGACATTACTCTGAGTGACAACTACTTTAATTTGTGCAGACATATCGCTGATCCTTTGAGGTCTAAGTTTCATTCTGTTATCAACTTAAAAATTACTTTTAAGCTTCTGGTTTAGGCTCTGCTTTAGCTCTTGCCTTGACTGTGGGGGCTGGTTCCACTTTAGGGGTGCGGTTATATTCACACTCTTCAACGCTCTGGGGGCAGAAGATTTTTCCGTCATCATCGGAGTGGAAACTGTCCCCACAGATTTTGCAGTACGGGATTCCGTTATTGGCGTAATAGTCCGTGGGTAAATCAGCCATGTTACACCGCCACATCCGTTGTGCGAATATTGACCACCCGAAGCTGTTGCTCTGCATTGACCGCCGGATCAACGTCAAGACTTGCAACTTCCTCTTGGCTGTACCAGATATAAGAATCCAAGCGTTGGAACCGACGCATTTCGTCCATCCGGATCTGCACTTCCATCCCAATCGCACGGGCGACAGCATTTGCCCCAAAAGCATAGCTAGACCGTGTGAGGCGGCTGCCCACCCCTAGGGTTTCGTTTTGCACACCTTCCGATCCAGCATTGCCGACGGAACTTGCATTGGAAGTGAAAATATGGAAGTTGCAGTAGGTTCCCAAATACCCTGACACCACCGGAATCTCGAAGTTTGTGGTACTGCTCATCAGGTTGGACAATTGCCGCAAATCATCAGTGGTGATGTATCGCATCCGTTCGCCTAAGCTATTCCGCAATTGTGCTGTTCCCGTAGGAGGCAACACCAAATTGAGGCAACCCATTTCGTCCACAGGGATTTGCAGATTCCCCACCATGTACGAATACAGGTTGTTTAAGAACGTTTCGGAAATCCGTCCGTCGTCACCAGTGCCAACATTAGCAGGGGTCAACTCCACCGCACCACGCTTGTTATAGACCACGCGGGTCGTAGCGGCGTAACGATTGCGAATCACCATGTCAATATAACGCTGGTAATCATGCCCTAAACGGGACCGCACAATGGTCTCTAACGGACGCATGGAATAGGCGCTTACAAATTGAGGGATGCCAATCGGTTCCGCTCCACTCACCCCGTCTTTGCCTAAACCTAATTCCTTGAGAGTTACGGATACCGCACCAACGGAAACAGGCTGACGGCTGCTAGAGAGGTCTACCCCAGGGGTCAAGATCCGGTCGTTAATACTAGCGGGGGCTGGGATATAGCGGTCACGGCTTACTTGGATCGTGTCCCCAGGACCTTTCCCTAATTCCAGATTATAGTTAGGGAATTGCCACCAAATAAATTGCGGCGTATGGGTCACACGGACATAAGCCGACAGATAATCCAACAGCAATGATGGGACATCGGTTTTAGCGGTACTAGCGCGGGTTTCAGTGGCGACAGAACCGCACAGTAAGCCGTGCGCTCTAGCGTAAGCTTCTATTTCAACCCGCAGCGCGTCTTGATTCTCCCGAAAATACTGGTCAATCTGTCCGTTATACCGTTGAACTACTTGCCGACCAGTCTGCTTGTCTACCCATACCGCACTCAGCGCCCCATCTACAAGGGACTCAAATTCCCTCAATCGCCCCTGAGTGTGATCGCGATTTGCACCTAATGAGGTGTTAACCATCGGCTTAGGCAGCGGATTGGCTAAAGGCTTGGCATCAGGGGTTTGTTGCTGCTGTAACGCTAAAAATTGGCGATTAGCTTCGGCAATAGAAACATTTTCTTCAATCAGTTTTTGGGCTAACTCAGGGTTACCCATGCGATTCCCTAAAGCGAGAATACTGGCACAACGTTCCGCTTCTTGGGCGCGAATCTGTGTCTCACGCTCTGCTGAAATGACTTGAGGCTGTGGAGCAGGTGCAGGTTCAATCTTAGGATCGAACTCAGCCCGTACCGCTGCCATAATTTCTTCCATTGTTGGCATAGTGGCATCCGTGGGGAGATTTTCTGAGGCTTCAGTAATATTCGTGGCTTCTAAAGTACCAAATGAGTTTGTTCCTTTAATGGTTACGGGGTAGCTCTCTTCTGATTCGCTTCGCCCAATCCCCACCCTGTAATCAGCGGGTACGGTAACGATAGAAACTTCCATTGGAGTCCAACTCATAGCGCGGTAGGTATCCATGCCATCGTCACGCATGGTTTCACAGCGCAATTCGTTTACGACATAGCCAATGGATACGTTCCGCAAAATGCCGTCTTTAATATCTTGGAGCTTCTCTTGGGCGATAGAATTTTTACTGAATCTCACCCCTACCCGCAATTTACGCTCTTGCACCCACGCCCGTTCGATCACCCCGATAGGGCAATCAGAGTTATGATTCCACAGCACATTAGCGTAAGCTTCAAATCGGCTTAGGTTAATAGATTCAGGGCTATGGTCTAGTATCTCTTCGCCAAAATAGCGCGTTACAGGATATTCCGAACTGCAACTAAATTCCATGTAACGGTCTTCTGGGGACCCGTCGGACACATCTTCGTCTACATCTTCAGGGGCGTTTTCATGATCCGGCGATTCCGGTTCGATTACTTCAAATCGGTATAACTTAGGCAGTGCCGCTGGGGGGGCTGGCTTGGGGTTGGTTGGCAGCGGGTTCTGTGATGGTGTTTTGGGCTTGGCTTGGCTGGTTTTGGTTAGGGATGACATTTGGGAACACTCCATATTTTTTCTGTAATTCCTGTTCGGCTTTGAGTTCTTTCAGCACCTCTTCATAGTCTTGTCCTGTGGTTTCTTGGACTACCCAAGTTCGGGAAACTAATCCGTTCTCAATTAACTTGATATACGCATCGGCTTCTTTGTCAGGGTCTTGAAGTCGGATACCTGGGAACTGCCAAGCGGGTTTGTGGTAACGGTCGTAACGGAGCCAATAATCAGGCAGTGGCAAATCATTGGCTAACACTGCCTGATCCATCCAAATCCCGTAAACCACGCTGTGGAACTTCTCACAGAACCATTTCTGCGCCGCTCGGATTTCTGGCAAAGACTTAAGCTGTTCCATTCGTGACTGGGAATAATTATTTTCCGAAAAGTCCCCAGCGGCGCTGCTGTAAGTCGTGCCAGTACCCACAGCGGCGTGTTTGATTTGAGTACGGATAAATTCAATAGAATTAGCGTCAGGCGCAGGAATTGGGGGGATGGTAATATCTTCTCCAGGCAACAATTTCCGTAATACCCCTTCTGGAATGTTCTCCTCCATCGGGTTGGAGCCATCTGGCAATAATTGTTCGGAGCCATATTCCTGTAAATCTGGCTGCCTGACAAAAAACGAAATATTAGCCGCTACCCGCGCTCTGGTTAACAAGCTTTGCTCAAACTTGGTTAGGTTCCAGAGCTTTGTTAGCGATGCATAGAGCCAAGGGATTCCCCTGAGTTGGTGCGGCTCTTCCATTGAATAAATATGGATTATTTCACTTGCTGGGACCCGTTCCGATAACAGCGCCGTCGTACCATATTGTTCAGTGGCATTGGCGGGGGTAATCCAATAAGCGACGGGCTTCAACCAAGGATCGACCTCAATCCCCATAAACAAGCGATTGCCACCCGTAAGAAACTGGCTATGGATCAACGCTTCGTCTAACTGTTGAGGGGCGATAAATTCTAGGGATAAAGGAACCTTGCTGTTGCCGCTAGATTTTTTGATAATCCTAATTAGACATTCGCCCTGCACGATGACAGTACGCAAAATCAGCCGCTCTAATTCCCAGAAATTTAACCGTTCTGTTACTTCGCAGTTTTTGCCCCATTCTTTCCATTTTGCTTCTATCAAGTCATTGACCGCGCTAGCCATGCCTGATCCACGGAGTTGTTCTACTTTGGACTGCAAATTAATTCCACAACCCGCGATATTATTCAGTAAAGATTGCACAATTGCCTTAGCCACAGGATCGTTCCGAACCAAGTCCACAGACCTAGCCCTCAAAATTTGCAAGCTATTCCGCAAATGGGCATTAACGGTAAATCCATCCGCTGTAATCTGGTCATCGGTTAAGCGATTTCGCGACGCACCGCCAAACCCCGAAGGTCGCCCTCTGCCAAATTCGCTGATGGGCGCGATGCTTCGCGATAGACCGCGAATTAGCGACAGCGCGGGTGAACGCTGCCAATTGGTGAGATTAGACCAGGTGAAAGTAGAAAGCAATTTGTTCATGGATTTGAGAACCTCACAGGGGCGTACCGAGGATCTTTAATTTCGCCCCTGGCTAACTTTTCGAGGCGTACACGGTTTTGCCAAAACAATAATTGATTATGTAAATCCCTTAAATTTTGATTCTGCTTCTCTCTATCCCCAATCTTGTAACTTTCGACTGTCAGCGCTCCTTCGTAAGCCGCTGAGACCCTTTCTAACATTTGCTCTGCATAGGTTTTCGCGGTAAATGGCGCGGTAATCACTGCAAAATTTGCCAGAATTTCTATTCTGCCTGTGGCGATGGTGTTGCGGATTCCGGTTTTACTCGCTACGGCTTGCCAGTAATATGTCGCTACGGTTAAGCCGCTGGTTTGGATTGTGGTCAAATTGAAGTCATACCCATCATCAGGGTTAGGAGTTCCGTTGATTGTAAGAGTGGTTGCCCCTGCCAATATGTACACAAAGCCATACCCGTCTGACGGTGCGTAATCATCTACCTTGTCAGACCAAGTGGCGGTGTCACCAGCCGTAAGTTGTAGCGGAATGTTTAGGCTCATGGGGTTTTGCGAAATCAAAAACAGTATAAGGACGGAAATCAATCCTTATATTGTTTGAGTCCGTCATAGTTTTTTGGATTTTCTATGGCGGCTTTTCCCTTTTGCCCAAAACATTCCAAAAGCAAAAAACAAAAAACCCGTCATGCGCTCACTCCTGTTTGCATGACGGGTTTAACGGGTCCTTAAAAATGTCCAGTTCTTAAGTCTAGATCAAGGTTACCATAAGTTAGTACATCGCATAATGATTATTAATTGCGGTTTCAATATCTATCCTAGCGGCATCTATATCAATTCCATAGCCAATCATTTCCGAGATGTAGCCATTCCAGCCAGCCCCGACCGAGCCTTCTCTAACTCCAATTCTTAGCCCAGACGAGCCGTCTGTAACGGTATTTCCCCCGCCGACTGGCGCTGAAACCGTCCGTCCGGTTCCGTTAATCCAAAGGCTGTCTAGCCCTGATGAAAATTGCCGCTGAGTCCAAATATTTAAATTGCTGGTAGCGCTATAGGCGGTAGAGTCTGTGGTTTGATTGCTTGAAGGTGCTGCGCCATCAGAAGAAATATAATAATCCGTGGTGTAATTGAAAATCTGAAAAGATTTAACTTTAGTTGTATCGCGTTCTGTTAAAAAAGCCCCACCGCTAGAACTGGTACGACGGTTAACCGCAAACAATGATAAATAGCCAGAGTAAGAGCCGCTGGTTAGCCCTTGAGACGTATTTTCTAAATACTGGGAACCGTTAAACAATATTGACGGCTTCCCATTTTGCAGAATCACATTCCCAAATATATCAACGATTTGCGGTTGCAAACTTAAACTTGATTGCGAAGCATGAATCCCATTCCCTGACTGATCGTACCATGTTTCTAAATACCCAGCCCCGCCATTACACCATGTCGACAACGTACCATTTGCAATTTCGATACCTGTAAAATTTTGCAATTGATTATCTAAAGCCCTTCGCACTCGAATGATGCTTGTGGTAGTGGAACTGATTTGGCGTAATGACCAACCTGCTAACAATCCCGTGGGGAAATCATCTAGTAAATATGTAGTAGGACCAACGCCGCCACTGGCACTAATCTCTAATTTGTTTGTGCCGCCGTTGTAACTAATGGATACGTTTGCCCCTGCTACCAAGAAAGAACGGATTGTGCTTTGAATCAGCGCAATAATATCGGTATTTGCATAATTAATTACCCGCCAATCCGTCCCAATCTTTTGCAAAATCACCCCTGATCCGCCAATGTTTAGCACAAGGGAACTGCTGCCCATGATTGTGCCGCTGGGCGGGGTCACGGTTAATGGATTCGCTCCAAATCCTGTAATACTGTTATTCCCGAAAGAGTCGAAAATCCAAACGATTCCGGTGGCGGGTAATGTGATAGCGAACGATCCGCCGCTGGTATTGCAAGGGATTCTGTCGTAATTAGAGGCTGTGTAATTACTGGTTTTGACGGACTGATTTACGAAAGATTCTACCCCTAGGTTTTGCCTAGCTAAGGCTGGGCTAGTCAGGTCTGCTAGGTTTTGCGAACGCTGTAACGCGCTATTAGCTAGGCTGCTAGTGGTTGGGGTTACATTCGTAAATGAAGGGACGGTACTGGTTAGAGTGCCTGAGCCAAAGTATTTGGGAAACCCTCTCCCTACCACCTCAGACATTTGATAAATAATGCATCTCACCTGAGTTTGCACTGCCCCAAAATCCGTAATCTGTTGACTGCTAAGGTAAGCAATTTCTGGAGCCGTTGCAGTTATCGTCCGCACTACCGACGCGCCATTAAGAATATCAATTTCATAGCGCTCTGCGAACTCGCTAAGCTTAGGCGCGGAACCCGCTGGGGGCGCGGCATCGTGGCGGTCGCGACGGTTCCACTTGATCGCGATGTCGCTACCGATTAAGTACGCAATGGGATTGATTACGGGGTAAGGTTCTAAATCTTTGTTCGTATAAGTGAAGCTGGTGGCGGTTACATCTTCGAGGGATTGCCCTGATGTAATCCCTTTGTAGAGATAGGTTTGGTTTAGATCGGCTAAGGTTCCACTGACCCGCTGCACCGTAGAGAGTAAATAGAATCTCTCATTAGCCTGATGCCCTGCAATTGCCCAATCAGTACCGCGCTGTCCCCTGACTAGGTTTCCCAATTGATAGGTTTTTACGTCGGTTAACGTGACGCTATTGGCGGATAGAATTTCATTCCCTAACAAGAATAAGCCTGTGGGTGCTGCCAATTCCCCTGATTCTAATTCAACGGTAATTGTGTTAGTGGTGTCGATGCCACTGCTAGACCATGATCCAAGGGTGTTTAGGGCAACTCCCATTGTGCTAGCTGAGGTAAATTGCTTGCTGAGGGAATAGTTTGCACCGCCATCAGTGGAATAGTAGACACTGCCTGATCGCCATTTGGGGACTGACCCCCGAGCGGCAATATACATTCCGTAATCTGTTTCTGTATCTTTGATAAACGGAATGTCTAATAAATAAAATACGGTATCCCCTTGAAATGTAATCGTGCTAGGGGCTGGCATAATTGGCGTGGCGACTGCCTCATACTTGCCATAATTCGCTAAATCACTATAGCGATAGGCTTCGCAATTTAGGAGTAAATTCGCCCCTATGTCAATTTTGGTTAAAACTAAATCTTCAATTCCAAAGCCAAAATCAATGCTGATTCTATCCCCTGACTGCAATCGCAAATATTTAAAAGCTAATGCAAAACGGTATGTATGACGGCGTATCCATACCAAATGAATCGCAATATTTACAGCAGTTTGCGCTTGCCATCCTTGCAAAACAATTGGTAATTGAGTGGTGTTTTTGTTCAGAATATTGGCTGTGACATACCGCCCATAGACCATATTCTCTTGATAATCCCGTTCTCTTGAGAAGTAGACTAATGCCACCTCATAGGGCAATGAAATGGTTTCAGCAATGGTATGGGTGTAATTGTTGGATCGCTCTCCATTAGCTTCATGGGCGGCTAAATCTTTAGTGTTAATAGTAACGGCGGATTCTCGCTCAGGGGGAAGGAATTTTAGTTTTAGCGAATCCAACAAATCGAAGTGATAGATACTCGCTAAATCTGCAATGCAATCCCGTGCGCTACGTTGGCTGGTCACTGCATAGCCCCATAGATTCCCTGTGACGCAATCAGTTTCTATTTCCGATTCTTGAATGCCCACAGATTTACAGAAATAGGTTAGAGCTTCGCTGAGTTGGGTTTCTTCTCTGACAAAATAGCCGTCTACAGGGTGTCGATACCCTGAGTTGATTACTTCCACCTTGACTCTTGGGAAGTTGCCACCAAAATCAAATAATTCCCCTGGATTATCAGTCAGGGGCAATCCTTCAAAAACTATGTATGCTATACCCCTAAACGCTGGGGTGCGGCTCACCCCTTCCTTGGATTGGATCAATGGATCGGGATTCTGAGTTGAGTTTCCGTTGTAAATGCGAACATAACGGCTAAATCTATTGGTGGCAGCCCGTGACGTTGACCCCGCTGGGTAGAAATACCATCGTCCGTTTTGCCATTCTGCAATCTCGTATTCGTGACCACTCCATAAACCTGTAGGTTTGCTGCCCACAGTAAATTTTGTTCCATTTGGGGGATTAGTGGGCGGGTTGTTTTGGCTGGGATAACCTATGGCGGGGTCAGCCGTCATATCATAAACAATGCGATCATTTAGCCAAATTCGACTGATGCCAACAATCGGACCCTTGCAAACCAGTACCGCAAAATCCCCATAATAGGAGTAGAGCGTTCCCTTTGCGCCCGTTCCCTTTCCAGATTTACGCTTAACCTCTCTTTTGGGTTGCGCCCAAAACATATTACAGCCCACCAAGCAATTCCCCACGATTTCAGGAATCATTTGCCCATAGGCTGATTTTGGTGCAGATAAGTCCATAATTCTCGGACCTTCTTTCGGGCTAAGCAATCCCAATAGTTGATTGGTGACAAGCCCCACCGCTAGGTTAAGCAAAATACTGGTCATAATCTAGCCTCTGTAATCAAAAATATGGGTAATCCGTTTTTGCCATAGGTCTGCGATCAGGCATTCCACCACAAACGGATGAGTCTGATAGGCGTGAATCATATAGATTGTGCCATCGGGTTTAATATCTGAAACTATGGCGCAATGCTGAGGCTCATCGCGAATCCGAAATATTAGCACTGAACCGATTTGCGGGTTGTTTCTATCGGCTTCGTCTAAGTATTCTTTCATTAATGGAACCATCAACCCATAGGGATGGCTGCCATACCCTACGACGCGGGGATCTATTTGGGGTAGATTTGCGGGTAAATATCCCAACTCAGCGCCCACACCTCGAATTAATCCAAGGCAATCAGAGCCAATATTTTTAACAGAAGCCTGGTGCAGATATGGTGTGCCTAGCCAAGTTCGGGCGGTTTCCACAATTCCAGTACGGTTTATCATTGCCCTTGAACTCCATTGAAATAGAAATCAGTACCTGGTACAAATGGCTCACCGCCAAAATTGACCACGTTGTTGAATTTGCTGTAACAGGTGTCTAATTCTTTGTTGCAGCCTGCTGTCGCGTTGAATGTATTCCCAGCCGACAATGGCACAAAAGGCGATTCGTAAAGTTCAAAAATATTGCGGTAAACCGCTGGGAAAACTCCATTGTCGTACAGAACTTCCGTAAACAATCCGACGGCTAAAGTTGTGCCAATATTTGCCCCTGAGGTTAGGGTGATCGTGCCATTGGCATAATAGCCGGTGGGTCGTTGAATCGTAGTAGACACGGTAATCCGCCGCCCTTGCACCGCAAAAACTGTGTAACTATCCGTAAAAGCTCCAAGGTTTACGCCACATTTGGCATCCCCTAGATTATTGCGACAGTTCCGAGATGTCAGATCGCCGATCTTCTGATTCAGGTAATAACCCCGTCCGGTCACATCAGCCGTAAAACCAATGTTATTCTTTTCGAGTTTCCCGATTCTGCCATTTCCTAGCACTGGCAAAAAATTATAAGGCTCTGTACTGAGGGAATCAGGCGGATCTGTCCAGTCAATTATAAAAATACTGATTCTGGCATCGTCATATTTGCAGTTTACAATATCCATCTCATCGATATGGTCAATGGATAACACCCCGTTTAGGGTCAAATTGTCTGCTGATAAATTGTTAGTAGCACTGAAATTAGTCGAATTAAAACTAACCTCTGGAATGTAAGTAATTCCATCAATAATGATCGGCTTGTCATGGTCGGTAAAACTTAAAACTGTGCCATCTTTCCTAGTGATTAAATAGCAGCGGCATAGGGTAGATGCCTCACTGGTTAAATTGGCGATAAAACTAGGGCTAATATTAAGCAATGCGTACCTCTTTCAAGCTTAAATTATTGAGTAAAAACAAGCCGTCTTTGCTATTGGGCATGAATACTTCTAGCCTATTGGTAATAGTATCCTCGACAAATTCAACGGGCTTATCAAATTCACAACTAGCAGTGACGATCGCCCCATTGGCGGGAGCAGTCCCTAGGGTAATTATGCCAGTGTTTAAATTCACAGTAAATGAATTAGTTTCAATTCCATTAAGATAAATTCTAACTGTATCTGCCACAATTTTTCTTAAAGGATATATATAATTGCCATAAACTTTGATTAGCTGAAACTGGGTAATTGCCCCTGTTCCTATGCCAATATTTTCCTGTTCAATCTTGTAATCTAACCAGTCCCGAAACCGAAAAGCACTCCCTAATCGCTTCATCCGATTGTAAAAATCATTGATGTAAATTAACTCATCGATCAGGTTGGATCTGTCCCCTAATTGCCATTGTTGCAAGCCGTTGGCACAGCATAGCCACCGCTGTTCTGAGCCGTTCCCTTGCTGTAGAGAATTGATTTTAAAAGTTAACGTGCTAGTCGTACCAGAGACTATGCCAATGTTTAATCTTTCTTCTGTGAAAATCATATATGCGTTGACCTTGCCATTACAAGACTAACTGTGATTTCGGTGCAATAAGCTTGGCTGACTAATGGCTTCCAATTATCGATAATCGTTCCATCTAGTTCAATTACCCTTAAAAGATACGCTTTAATTATCCCAGGGGCAATATATTGGTAATCCAACACTTCCACTGAAGCAGCATTTTCAAAGCTGTAATTTCCAATCCCTGGAACAATGAAAATTCTGTAAGGAGCGCCCCAATAATCTTGTGCCCCCCCTGGGGGTAAGGTCACATACTCTTCCAAACACTTTCTCAGCGGATACGCGACTTCGCAAGCCCCGCGATTTGCGAACGTCCCGTTAGTCGCGGGTACGCATTGCCCATAGCGCGAATTGTCGAGATTCCATCGCTGGGGATTGGTGCAACTATAGGAATAATCGATATTGTAAACGGGTGTTGATGAGGGTGTGATTTCGATTAAATCTAGGGAGTCTATGGTAACTGCAAATTCGTTATTGTCGAAACTCATCGCTTCGTAACGATAGCGAAAATCACTATTAAACCGTACCGGAATATCAAACTCAAACTTAGCTGTGATCGGCTGCCCCGCCCCTACGCTGAGGGTGTCTGTGGTGATAATGCCTGTAGTTAAGTCGATTGTAGAAGTTGGTGGATTGTTGGCGGGTATCCAATTGGAATCCCCAAGCTTATAAAACACCGTGCCTGACACGGGCTTAGTAACAATCTTCTCGTCAGTCCTGAGTTGGATTTGTTGCGGTCCGCCCGTAGTAGTGCCAACAAGCTGGGATTCTCGATAGAAGTCTGACCAGTTTTTATAACGGAATCCTTGGATTTGCCCTCTGCGAGATAAGTAGAAATCTTTTAAATAGAGAAAGTCCTCTTTGAATAATTGCCTACCGCCTAAAGTCCCTTTCCATCGGGCATTATCCCAGTTTTGGGTTAGATGTACAAAGCCGTTATCTTGCTCTATGCGAGTGGTTGCCCATTGATTCCCCCCAGTGGTATCGCTAATTAATGGGGCGAAATTTAGAGCTTCTGAAATCGCGAGGCGCTCTTCGGTAAATGGTACGATTGACATGATACATTTTTAGGACGCAATTTTAGGACGGAATTATGAGTTTGACCCAACAGATTGTTGAGGATATTATCGCACAAATCAGCCTGATTAATGGGGCTGATCCTTGGTTGACCGCCATTGGGCAGAATGTCTTTTGGGAACGTGCCCAATATATAGAATACGATCAGAATTGCACAATTATTTCTACTGAAAAGGAAATCACTTCCATTAATTTAGCTTTTGAGCATCGATTACAGCTAACTGTGGAGTGTTATATTTTTGGGCTAGATGAGATGGCTCAAAATAAGATGGCGATTGGTGCGATGGGTGCAGCGGTGGAGACTGATTTACTAAGAGCTATTGGTGGGATGCGTAGTGCAGCGGCTCATATCGCTTCGGTTTCAGCGGTTGCGCCCCTTGAGGTAGAAGTCGCTGGGAAGGTGGCGATCAAGGTGGCTGTGATATTTGTGATTACCTATCGTACCAACCGCTGGGAGAACTAGTAAAACGGCTTAGCAAAACAATAAAGAGAACAAACCCGTTTGGTATTTTGTAGGGGACGAAAATATCAAACAATCGTATGGCATACCAACAGTCTTACTATTCGGGTCAAGGGAAGTTAATCCTGTATACCAAGGATGCTACCACTGGCTTGCCTTCAGGTGGCGGTCTTTGGTTGGGTAACGTTCCCAAAATGACGGTAAACATGACCGTTCAAGCAAAGGATCACAACGAATCTTTCACGGGTCAATCCTTGACTGATGCCCGTTTTGAAACTCAAACCTCTGGTAAGTTGATGCTTACTTTGGAAGAGTTCAATAAAGAGAATTTAGAGTTCGCCTTTTACGGTACTTCTCTCTCTACCACTGGCGCAACGGTCACTAATGAAGCTGTGACAAGCCGATTAGGGAAGTCTGTTTCCCTCAACAATATCAACATTACCGCGTTTACTTCGCTGGTGATTCCAGGCGGTTCGCCCACCACTTTGGTTACCCCTGGGGACTATACGATCAACCTTGATACGGGCTTGATCACCTTTGCTGATACCCCCACCACCGTCGGACTGACTGATGGATTAACCTTACAGGCTAACTATACTTTTGGAACCTATTCGCGCACGTTCACCTATTCCAAGGCTAACGCTTCTTATTGGCTCCAATTCCACGGCTTGAACCGCGTCTATTCTCAGGGTGGGCGCTATCAGCCTGTACTGATTAACGTTCCCTCAGTGCGTTTTACCCCGCCTCAATCCCGTGACTACATCGGTGAAGACTATTCCAAGATGGATATTGAAGGTCTCATCATGTACGAGCAACGGGCGACGGTATTGGCTACTTCCAATCAATACTATATTGCGGGTGGTTTCTTTGGCGAGAGAACTACGGTACGGGCGTAATTGGCTCTTTTAGTTGGCTCCTAATTATGGACAATAACGGATTTCGGCATCTTTCAGCGCAAATACAGGGGATGGCTCGATCCGCCGTCCTCGCCGCCGCTGATGAAATGAAATCGGAAATGAAACAGCAATTACGGAGCAGCTTTAAGAGTAGGGGTAGGGATTCTAAAGGGTTCTTTCATGCAGTGTCGGTACGTCCTAAAGCGAATCCCACTGAAAAAGAATCCCTCTCTCCCATTTACGATCCTAATTTGCCGCCTGTGGCTTATGTGTACATGGGGCTAAAGTTTATGGTGGCGTTTGAGTTCGCCTTGACCATCACCCCCCGCAATGCCGCACGGTTGTTAGTTCGACTGCCATCGGCTCAAAAATTAGGATTCCCAAAGCCAGGGGATAAACGATGGAAGTCATGGTATCCCCAAAACAAAAAGTACTTGGTTCTACTCAAGAGCGGTAGCAAGTCTGTACTGGCATGGCAGCCCAAAAAAGATCAGGCTCCTATTCCCGTATATGTGTTTTTAAGGGCGGTTAAAATGCCCAAAAAACTGCGATTCTTTGACGCTGCCCAGCGGATTGGATCGAAGTTAGATGTAACTCTAGGCGAAATGTTCGATAAATCCAAGGAATAATTTATGAGTACTGCAATCAATCCTGAAATTAGAGAAAAGTTGAGATTTTTAGAATGGCATCAATTGCCTGAGGTTGTGGAGTTTGTGCAGACATTCCTAAGCCAGTTTTCTGGGGATGCTGTATGGGTCAGTTTGGCGGTGAAATTCTTTGACGGCTTGGAACAGTTGGAACCATTGTTGCAGATGGCAACTTACAACAAAGAACCTGATTGGATTGAGAATCTATCCGCCGATGAATTTCTGGAATGGATTGCCTCAGCCGCTCTATTCAATTTCGATCTTATTGCCGAAAGTCTCTCACCCCTTGACGATATTTTGCGGCTAGACTTGGCTGATTTAGATGTGTTGACCCCAACCAAAGAGTTCTCTCTTGACGGTGAAGAAATCTATACTTTGACCCCGTTGGCATTTCTCAAGGAAATTAAGAAGGTCACTAAATTCATCGAGGTGGCGTTAAGCCCCTTGCTCACAATTCGCGCTAAGTCTGAAGGGCAGTATCTGACTTGGTTGGCAGCGGTGAGCCGTCTAGATGGCGATTTTCGAGAGAATGCAGAATGGCTTATCAAGGCAACCATCAAGCGCTCTGATATTGATTTTGGGCAATGGGCACTATCAGATTTCTTTGCTTTATTAGCGGAATGCATGTTGGTTAACTATCGTTTTTTCGGGAAGTCCTGCGGGATGACTTTCGCCCGATTAATGCCCCAAGACAACTCGCCGTCAACGATTGGGGTTGCAGAATCCAACGGCTCATTAGCAGCGGTCACAGATTCGATCAAGTGATGGAGTATTCTCTAGACCAGATCGATCTGTTCTATAAATCAATTCTAGAAATAGAAAACTACGACCGCGCTATTAGATTGCAAGACATTGCATTGGCTACTAGCGCGGGTTTTAATGGCGGTAAAGCCGCTGAAGCCCTCAACGAATTAGTTCAGAAACTCATGGAGTAAGTCATGGCAGATCGGCAGCTTAACGTAAAATTCTCTGTTTCTGGTGTACCTGAAGCCATAGGAGCAATTAACCAAGCTGCCGAAACTTACGAAGCGGCGATGAAGTCCACTGAAACCGCCGCCCAAACCGCGACCGCCGCGCAGGAAGCGAGTGCGGCGAAGCGGATGCAAGCGGCACAGCAGGCGGTGGCATCGCTAACAGATATTCAGCGCTCTTACAAGTCCCTAGGGTTAAAGAGCGATTCCCAAATTGCAGAGGAAAAGCGCAAAGCGGTACAGGCTTATGAAGCGATTAAAGCCTCTGGTGTTGCCAGTGCCGAAGAAATCGGACGCGCCTATGATGCCCTAGAACGCAAATTAGAGCGCCTATCGCGAACCACCGCGAAGCCTCGCACCGTCGCGATTACAGCGGATAACGCGGGTGTCGCGGGTAGCGCGGGGCAGAATATTGTTGTTAGAACAGAAGCGGCTAAGCGCGGGGCTGGGGAGTGCGATCCGTGTAAGTCGTTAGACAAATTGAATGCCAGTTTAGTAAGTGCGATTCGTCATCAAGAATCTACGCTTAATGCTACGCTGAAAAGTATTAATAGTGAGAATCAGAAATTAGCGAAGGATCTGGGAAGTAGTATTGATCGGCTGCCAACAGGGATTAGAGGCGGTCTATTCGAGAATCTGCTTAAAGGAATTGGCAATATCGCTATTGCGCCTATTAAACTGGCTTTGTCAGGGGCGTTTTTTGGGGTTGGGGAACAGTTATCAAAAGATTTATCCATTGGACTATCTAAATCCATTGAGATTGCCGCTGGGCGTTCCATTGGTTCGATGGATTTGTTGGGGCAAGCTTTAGGGACTAAAATCTCAGAATCTGTAACGGCGGCAATTCGTGCGTCAATTCCCGATCCTGCTAAGGTTTCGGATAAGTTGCAAGAGTTCGTAGGAAAAGAATCTGCTGTAGCGGCATCGGCGCAACGGCGGGGGGCGGTGAGGCAGCAAGGTGAGGCTGAAAGGCGTGGCGGAACAGAACAGCTAGTTTATGAATATCGACAACAATTTGCTCAGCAAGAAAAAGACAACATTGAAAAGCAGCAATTAATTGAACGGGCTGTACAACGCAAAAAGGACTTAGGTGCTTCTGTTGCCGCACAAAAAGAATTTGAAGCTAATGCAGAGGTTGTCAAAACTTATGCTGAATACCGTAAAACTGTTACCACAGCCCAAGAGGGATTAGAAAAAGGGACTCAATTAACTGACGCTACTGAAATCGCCACTCAATTAAAGGCGAAAAAACGGGCTGAGTACGCCCCTTTTCAAGAAAGGATTAAAGCTGAAAGAGCCAAAATTGCTTCTGGAACGCTAACTGACGACGAAAAACAGGCATCTTTAAATGAAATCCAGTCTCTTAAAGAGTTTATTGGGTTGACTGCTGGGGATACTCCCAAACAGTTTAAGGCTGTGGCTGGTTGGGATAGAGAATCTAAAAAACAAAAAGAAGATATTGCAGAGCAAATAGAATCAAACCGCTTAAGAATTGCCAGCTTAAAGCCAAAAGTCGATCCAGATCGCGGAACAGGACTGTATTCAAAAGCGGAACGCAAAAAATTTGGCGAAGAGGTGCTTAGACTAGAAGCTGAGAATGAAAAGCTAAAACAGTTTCAGCCATCCCAAAATATTTTCACCCCTGAACAAGTTGCGGAAGCTTCTAAATATAACTACGAGCAACTTCTAAAACAAGCGGAACAAAGTCGCCCCACCCTTGAACCCGCGGCGCAAAAACGACTCATCCCTAAAGAGCAAGCCTTGGAGGTTGTTCAAGGGGATAGGCGAAAAGAGTCTGCGAAAATGTCTCGGCAGATTTCTAAGCTTCAATTCCAAAGACAAAAACTTGAACAGGAAATTAAAAATGTAGATTTACCTGAGGTCACTGCGTCCGAAGAAGACAAAAACAAATATAAGCAAATCCGTTCTGAGGCAATTGCAAAACTTGACGAAAAGATAGCGCAAGTAGATCAAAAAAGATCCACTTTGCAGGAATTGATCGCAACCAGTTCCGCTGATTTAATTACAGAAGATCAACAGATTGAAGCTAGTTTTACTTTTTATCAAAGGAAAGCAATTGCAGAACAGCGCAAGCAAACTCAGGCTGAACAACAAGATATTGAGGAATCCCAAAAGTTTGAAGAAATAAAGGCGAGATCTGAAGGGTTCGCTCGAACAAAGCAAGAAATCAAGCTTTTACTTCCCAAACCGATGGAGTTTGCGGAAAGCCCTGAAAAATTGACCGAAAATATTAAAGCCACCTCTGCGGCTTTATCCGATGCAAGTCAAAGAAGAGAAACTGCTAAAGAGTCTTATCAGGTAGCATCAAGTGATTTGCAGTCATTGGAAAGATATGCAACGCTCCGCAAAAAAACACCTGACAATCAAGAAGATGTGCAGGATTTACAAGGGCAAATTCAAAAACAAAGACAATCTATCCAAGGGAAATTACTCTCTCCGCAAGAGGCTGTATCACAGCTTAAACGTGATTTATTAGTTGCTTCTGAAAATGTCAAGGCAAAAGGAAGAAAAGCGCAAGCAAGCGGCGATACCGAAAAAGCGCAAGAATTTGTAAAGCAGTATGGAGCCTATCAGCAGTCAATTAGAACACTGTCCCCAGAAACAATTACTGAAGAGCAAATATTATCCGCTTCTATCAGCAGGGCTAAAGCTACTAAGTCTCAAGCGATCGATCAATTCGCAGTAGCCGATAAGGATAAACAAAAAGCTTTAGCCGATGCCCAAAGGCTTCAAGCGCAAGCCGAAAATGAAGCTAAATACCCTAAAGTTTATAGGGAAATGGTGGGACAGGTTGTTGAGCTTGCTAACAAGGAAAGAACCGCCAGAGGCTTGGCTCCTATCGCCCCTAAAATGTCTGACATGCCTAAACTTACGGCGGATCAGGCGAGAGGCTTAGGAGGTTCTTATTCCCCAGCAGAAAATACAATTGCTTTGCATCCGTCTGTTATTAAAGAAATTACAGGGGCGCAAAAGCCAGAAGATTTATTAGGCGTAATTTCTAACGTAGTTGGACACGAATTAAATCACTGGCTTCAAGTTGAGGCGGGTGATGTTGGCGCAATTGCAAGAGATCTCCAAGGCGAACTTTCTTCTAAGCATCAATATATAATGCCTACGGAAGAGCAGCTTAGTTCGCCTATCACCCCTTCAAAATCGCAAACGATTAAGGAAGGTATTGAAGCCTCTACGAGTCCACATAATTTTGTGGCAGCGGCTCGAATGAAAGTCAAAGAAGCAGACGCTTATTTGTTTGGACAGAAATTTGAGCAATATGTTCAACGGAATAACGAAGCCGCACAGCCTCAACCCACCCCAGCGAGAATCCCTTTAAGCCTTCCCAAATTACCAGAATTTGAGCTTGTAGTAGCGCAAGGCGCGAAACCCGCGAAGCAGGCGGAATCGGCAAAAGCGGAACTCGCGCCACCCGCGATTGTGACCGCGATGGAAAACGCAAAAGCTGCTGAGGGCGCGAAAGCCGCGGATTTGGCAGCGGTTGAAGAAGTTGCAAAGCCAGTACAGAAATTACAGAAAGATGTAAGTGCTAGTGGAGTATTAAAAGCAAGGGAATTTGTCCAGAAACAACAGGCTAAATTCCAATCGCTGATCGAGCAAGGGGATAGAGACGCTGCCATTGCTCTCGGAAAAAGAGAACTAGGCAGGCTTCAGACCGTTAATGATGAAATGAAGCGGATTAGGGACCAGACGGCTGACCCTAAAACCAAAGGAGTCATCACGGACTATATGTCCGACATAGGAAAAGCTAAAGCGGCTTTTGAAAAGAAGGTTCCAGCCCTAGAGAAAGGTGGTCAAGCCCTAGAAATGGGACGGGCTGCTGTTGCCACTGGCAGAAAAGATATAGATGCTGTTTACAATATTGCGGCTAATACGGGTTCAATCAAAAGCTTGATTGAACTTAGGGACGCTTATAAAAAGATTGTCCAAGATATAAGCAAAGATCCTATCGCCTCTAAAACAAAAGAAGCAAAAGACATCACTGCGACTTTAAACAAGTTGAAAGAGGCTGTTAATAAAGATATTGCGTCAATCGCTAAAGAGTTAAACGTCACTCTTAAAACGGCGGTATCTGACCCTAAAGAAGCCTTAGCCATCGTCTTAGAAAAAACTAAATCAGAAAGTAAAAAGGTTGCCGCCAAAATCTTGACCGATTCCGCAGCCGCCACTGGGAACGTATTAGCCCAAATTGGTGACGCGGTAGTTCATGGGGTAAAATCTCTAGGGCAATCGGCGTTGCAAGGGGCATCAGGGGCACTCCCAGCGGTCAAGGGTGGTTACAAAGCATTAGAAGCTGTTGAAGATGTTGCTCTATCTGTTTTGCCTGGGGGGAAACAGGCTAAGGCAATTTTACCCGCTGTAGCAGGCATGACGGCGGCTCATCATTTACCTGGGGTATCGCAAATTGTCGATCACGTCATTTCGCAATTAACCCATTTAGGCGGCGGTCTATCAGGGATTGGCGCAGAGCATATCACCGCTGCCATTACTGCCCAAATCCAACAGATGCTGCCCTCATTTATGGCGGGTCCGGTTATCCAAGGGATTCAATCTCATTTACCTCAAGTCCTAACGGGCGCGGGTACAGCGGCGGCTGGCGGCTTAGCGAATCTCGCCGCTGGTCAGGCTATCGCGGGAACCGCACAGGCAGCGATTAAGGGGACAGCGGCGGGTGCGGGCAAGTTATTAGAAGGTGCGGCGCAAGGTGGCGTTAAAGCGTTGCCTGCGGCTCAAACTCAGGCATTGCCACCATCTTCAAAGCCTCTCAAATCTGCAAATGAACCTGATGATTTATCAGAACTTGGCACAATGCACGCGGTAATTCCTTCGCCAATGGAATTACTCGAATCTACCTATACAGATAAAACCCTAGGGCAAAGATTAGAACCGATTAAGCAAGCGGTCAAGAATGCGATTGAATTTGTTCAATCAGAAACCCCTCATCAAGCTGTCGCAAAAGTAGCGAGATTAGCGGCTAGCGCCCCTGTGGATCAAGCTTTTGAAATGGTTATGCCTGCGGCGGTTGGCATTGCGGGGGGATTCCCTGCGGCTTTTGATGCTGCTCACCCTGCTGTAACCCTAGGGCAGCAAGCTGTAAGTATGCTTGATTCCACTGGGGATATGGCTACGGATAACAGCAATACAAAAATTACGAACATGGCAATTGAAGCGAAAAAGCGGATCGTAAATCCGGCTTTAATTCAATTTGCCACCCATTTGGAATCCGTGGACGAACGAAACAGGGCTAATCCAGAAGGGTCAACATCTCTTCATACCGCCATTGATCCTGAGTTCGTAAAAGGGCAGTTATCCGGTGCGATGGCGAACGTGTCAGGGGCGGTACAAAACGCTGCCTCAGCCGTATTGCCTACTATTGACAACATTTCAGAACAGATTGGCGAATTGGTTCAGCAAATGTTAGAACCGATCCTTAAAGGGCATCAAACCTTACAGGATATGCTCTCTCAAGTGCAAGCAATTTCTGGAACCGAAAACACAGATTTGTTAGCAGAAGAGTATGCAAAAGCTGTTAAAGCGGTTTATTTTGACCCATTGCAATCTGGCAACATTGAAAATGAGCAGGCAATAGGAAATCTACTTCCTTCCCAAGAATTAAAGCCTATCCCAGCGACAGAAGCGGGTATTCCAGGCTCTGAAATGTATGCATTTCTAGACCCATTATCGGGAATGTCTGATGAATTGGCAAATTTTATCACCAAGGTAACAATCGCCCTGGAAAAAATGGGTGTAGATCCCAGCAAAATTCAAGGGCTGACTAAATCTAAGTTTGCGGTTGAATCAGAAGAAACAGAACAGGCTTTGCAAGGGCTGTATAGCGAAGCTGGGATTAAGCCACCATCCGCCAAAAGTCAAGCTGATGAAATGTCACGGCTTAACCAAGAGGTGGATCGGTTAAAACTGGAAGTTAAAGCCTCTCAAATTGAATCCACCATTTCTGATGCAGAGATGGAAAACGTCAAAGAGATTCACAAAGCCGTTAATCCTGAGATAGTTCAATCCGCTTCTAGGGAAGCAAGCATAGGGGCTGAGGCAGCATTATTAAGGGCGAAAAATTCATCAGATCGGGTTTTCGATGTGATGGACGAGATGGAAAAGGATGCCGCCAAGCCCATGCAAACGCCGTTAGAGAGGGCTGTCGAGAAAGGCAGAAAAGCGCTTTTAGGGGATTTTGCTTATCCATCCGCACCAGGGGAAGATACTGCGGAACGGATTATCAAGAAAACAGATGCTGGTGATAGAGGTGGGCTAATTGGAAGATTGGCGGAAGCGACACGGGAAAACCTCGAAAAAGCCGCCCCACATATTGAAAAGTTTAAAAACAGGTTCAGCTCTGCTTTTGAATTTGTTAAATCCCAAGCCGCCACTTTCTTGGTTCAGTTCGCCACAGGCATGGGGCTGATCATGGCGGCGCAACAGCTTGGCAACCTCCAAAGAGAATTATTCAACACATCCGCACGGTTTGAGCAATTCACCCGCGTCATTGTCACCAATAGCAAAGATGCCGCCTCTGGAATCGAAAACCTTAAATTTATTCGTTCTGAAGTTAGCCGATTAGGGCTTGATTTAGAGAGCGCAACTTCTCAATATGCTTCTATGTTAGGAGCGTTTAAGGGAACTACCCTAGAAGGCGGTGCGGCTAACAATATCTTTTCAGCGGTAGCCCAGGCGGGTGCGGTACAAGGCTTAGACCCACAGGCTCAGCAAAGAGCGTTTACCGCTATCACCCAGATGGCAAGTAAGCAAAAGGTATCCGCAGAAGAATTGAGAGGGCAATTAGGAGAATCTCTCCCAATGGCAATGGGAACTTTTGCCCGTTCCCAGGGGGTAAGCACTGCCCAACTCGATAAAATGCTCCAAAATGGAGAGTTAGGCTTAGACGCGATCACGAAATTCGCGGCACAGCTAAAAGCGGAAACCAGCGGCGGGGTCGCGGGTGCAGCGGATACGGCGGCAGGCGCGATGAATCGCTTTAATAACGCGGTTACAGAAGCGAAGCTTAAATTAAATGAGCCGTTATTCAGCGCTCAAAAAGCTGGTCTAAATATTGCGGCGGGTGCGATCAACGCATTCTCTGGATTACTTCCAGTTCTCATTGGGCTTCTGAAAGGCGCGACCTTCGCGGTGGGCGCGTTAGCGGTAATGGCGGGTAGTCGCTTAGTTTCCGCGCTAGTCGCTGCTGCTGTGCAATTCGGAATTAGCGGCATCGCGGCTAAGGTGTTCAGTGTCGCAATGACCGATATTGGGAAAGCGGTTTTGCGGGTCACGGCTCAGGTGGCATTAGGGTCGGCGGCTTTTGAGGTTTGGTCAAGTGTTTATAAAAATAATTTTACGAACTTTGCCGAAGACCTTAAGAAAACCGTTGATTCCGCTGTCAGTGATTTGACACGATTACAGAATAAGGTTTACGAAACCAATCAGGCTAAATTAGTTTCTTCTCAGGGGTTGCGTGGTGCTTACGATGAATCCAAAGGAGACTGGGTTGGCAAGCTGCTAGAACAGCCTAGGCAAGCTAATGAGTTTTTGCAAAGCAAATTACCTCAGAATGAAATTGTGAAGGCGATCGCCACACCGTTTACAGCATTCTTAGGACTGACTGCATTCCCATTAATACCCAAAGGACGCGATCCTTTAGCTGATAAACAGCGGCAAGATGTCATTGACCAGAGTTACCGAGCTAGGGAATTGGCGGAGGCATTTTTGTTAATGCAAAGCCAATTAAATCAGCCAGAAAAACCTATAAGGATTGAACTGCCTAAAGAGCTTGGCTTTTTGCAGCAGAACGCGCCAAAGAAAGGATACAAAGAGGTTCTAGAGTCTGTAGATTATGGCACTTATGTATTAAAGGAAACCGTCCGCAAGCCTGTTGACAGACCAACATTCAACCCCCAAATTGCTAAAACGATAGAAACGGCTTACGACGCAATTTATAAACAGCTATCTCCAAATGGAGAACCAGTCGTTTTAAATCAATTGCAATCAAGAAAGCCTAACGTTGCGAATCTCACCAAAGAGATCGACGCGATGAATATCTCTATCGAGTTGATGCAGGCAAAACGGAATAACCTGACCTCAGCCGAAAGAGAACAGATTGACGCTTTGGATAAACAGATCGCTGCCACAATGGAAGAGAAGCGAATCAAAGAAGAAACCATTGCTGATACCGTTACCCTCTATAACAACCTGATCGCCGCCACCAAAAAGGCTAATGCTGACCTACTCCCATATATCAACGAAAACACGGAAACAGGTAACCGCGCCCGAACTGCTTACCAGCAAAACATCAAAGTTATTGCACAGCTTCAAACCGAATTAGACCGCACTAATAAAACCATCCGTGAAACCCCTGGACTATTCGCCAAATTGAAAGAGACATTTAACCTGATGTCTCAATCCATGCAACAGCTTAATTATGCCTTAGAGCGTAATATTCAGTTGCAAGAGATGCAGCTTAGTCAGGCAGAATTAGAGCGCACTGGCAACGCACCCGCTGGTTCCGCTGGGGGGTATTTGGGAACTGGCAATGAGCCATTGGCTAAGAGTGGCATGGTTTCCGGTGGTATTCCCTTGGGTAAGTACGATGAAAATCTGGCTAATATTAGGGGTGAAGGATTTGGGGTGCAACGTCCTACCCATATCCATTCTGGAATTGATTACGCAATCAAGGAAGGCGCTCCATTGTCTATTACCAGAAATGGAGTCGTTACCTTTGTAGGTGAGAGGGGCGGCTATGGCAATGTTGTAGAAGTTGAAGTAGAAAAAGGTGTAGTGCTTTTCTTTGCCCATTTACGGGATATGTTGGTCAAGAAAGGCGATCAATTAGTGGCGGGTCAAGCCCTGGGAACCGTTGGCAGCACAGGCAACTCAACAGGTCCTCATTTGCACCTTGAACTCTATGTTAACGATCAAAAAGTTGATCCTGATTCCAGGGCGGATCTAAGAGACGCTATCAGAGTCGGTGGCACAATAGGAGCCGCCCCAACCGTCAAACCCTCAGCGAGTTTAGCGCAAACGCGGGGCGCGGGTGCATCGCTATTACGCCAAGTCGGGCCCGTCGCACAACTCACGATCCCGCCAACCGAATTAGCGCAACTCGCGGCGCTAGCGGTTGCCGAAGCGCCTTCGCGTCAAGGTCGCGTTGATGTCGCACAAACCGTGTTCAATCGCATTAACGCGACTAGGGCGGGTTTGTTCCCATTTGGGCAGAATATTACAGAAACCGCTTTTCAGGATAAGCAGTTTGCCCCATATTTTGGAATCGATCCTAAGACAATTAGAGACCGTCAAACCGCAATTGATTTTCTGGTCAGTCAGCGCAAAATCCCTCGAAAAGATGCAGAGGCGGCTTATGAGCAATTCATCAAGGATTTAAATAATCCTGAAATGAGAGAAAACTCTAGGCAGTTTTTGAGGGGCAGAATCTCATTTAAGGGTGTAGAAGAAATTGCGAATCGGGTGGCAACAGGAAAGGGACCCGCTGATTACGATACCTACGATCCACAGAGAGCCTCAAACGAAAACTACTTCCATATTGTAAGAGAGGAAAATCAAACCCCTGAGGCTCTAACCAAAATCTTTCAGATGCCTACGCCTTATGCTGTTAGGGCGCAGGCTCCTAATCGCACCCCAGCGCAATTTACGGCTGAGCAAACCCGTCAATTGCAGTCACAGCAGGCAGAGCTAGCGCTTCGAGAGGCGGCACTTCGTCAGGCTCAGGGTGAATTGGCGACGGCGTTGGGACGGCTTAATAGCAATCCCGCTGCATTGCAATTATTGCGTAGTAATACTGTTGCTAATCGAGGGCTTGAACAGTTGCGAAGTGCTGACAGCAAAAAACCTGTTACTGCCACCGAACTCGCTGGGGTAGATCCTAAGGTCTTGAGAGAGTTCGCTTCTCAGGCGGGTTCTACCAGCCCACAACTTGTTAATGTTTTAAATGCCGCTGCTGAGGCAAGTCAGGCTCAAGCAACCATTGAACAGTCTACTAAGCGGATTCTTGATTTACAGACAAGTATTAATACTCAGCGGCAAAATATTAATAATGCCAACCAACAGGCTATTAGGGATGGAGCGGCGCAAGTTGACTCGATCCAAAGAGCAAATGCAGAATATGTGAAACAGCAGGAAATCTTAGCCAAAATCGCAAAACTCAGAGACCAGCGGCTTGCACAGATTTCTCAATTTGAACAGACCAGAGATACTATTACTCAGCAACAGGCGATCCGGCAATTTGACCTGAGACAGGCAGCGGCTCCAAGCTTGCAAAATCCCGAATTGACCGCTATCGAGAAAGAACGGAACAGCCAAGTGGCAACCTATCGCACAGAATTGGCAAATCTCTACAGGGAACTGGTCACAGCACGGCGCGAAATTGCAGCGGAATTGGCAGAATATACTGAAGCCAAGCGCAAAATTGAGGCTGATTTTAATAACAAAGAGGCGGATCTAAGGAACAAAATCAGGGCTACAGAAGAGGATCTACGACTTGCTACCAGTGCTAGCGATGCAAATAAAATCGTCACACTAAGAACTCAATTGACCGCACAGCAGGCGGAATTAAAAGCGGCACAGGATACCCGCACGGCTGATTTACAGCGGCTTCAGGCAACCAGTCCCATAGCATTTGGGGCAAACGGACAGCCCGTTAGAATCAATGAAATCCAATCACGAATTAATGAAACAAGGCAGCGACAAGAGGATGAAGCTAAGCTATTAAAATCCCGTGAAACAGCGGTGAGACAGCAAGAGCGGCAAAGAGAACTTAAGGCAACTCAAGAGGTGACCTCATCGAGGGGCGAACTGATCGAATTGCAAGCGGCTCGATTGGAGAAGCAGGGCGGTATTTTTAACGCCGCTTCGTTCCGTCGTGAGGCTGGTAGAGCCAAGATTATCGCTGATACCAATGTTCAGTTAGAGCGCTATAACTTCTTACTGTCTGGAACGCCCGCCGCTATGCAAGCATTGGCACAAGAGGGTAAGACGGTGGCGCAAATCCAAACCCTGAGGGAAATCTTACTCAAGACTCAAGAGATTAAATTAGACAATTTGCGGAAAGAGTTTAAGGATTTAGGGGAAACCGTTTTAGAGGTTGCTGATAAATCCTTTGGAACCTTGGTTGATGATATTTTCACGGGAACGAAATCCATTGGTGATGCCTTTGCCGATCTCGCTAAATCCATCCTGAAAAGCTGGGCACAGATAGCGGCACAAGGTTTCTTTACAGATCTAAAGCAATTGCTGGGATTGGGCGGGTCTACTAACAACGGCTTCGGGTCCATGCTAGGCAGTCAGCAGCCGTCATTAATGGGTGCGGGCATCAGTGGATTTGGCTTTAACCTAGGCAGCCTCTTTGGTCAATCCCCCGTCAGTCCCATGACCGCCCCCGCTATTAATTTTGGTTCTATGTTCCAACCTCAGGCACAGCCATCTATGGTGTCTAGCATTGCCGATCTAGGGGTTAAGTCAGGGTTTAGCCTTGCTGGTCTATTTGGATTTTCTGAAGGTGGCTACACCGGCGACGGCGCGAAGCACGAAGTCGCGGGTATCGTGCATCGCGGTGAGTACGTCGTACCAGCGGATCGCGTGACGCGCCTAGGCTTAGGGCTGCTGTCCGATCTCACCGCGTCTACGCCAATCGCGGTTGCCCCGCGTGATTACGCGACCGCCGCTGATAGTCGCGAGGGTCGCGCTACGGTGGTTAACGTGAGCAATAGCTACAATATCCCTAATAGCGATACGCTTCGCAAATCGTCGCAACAAATCGCGTTAGAGCAAGCTGAGGCAACTAGACGGGCTGATCGGTTTAGGTAATCAGCAAAACGCCCGTTACCTTTGATGGTTTGACGGGCGTTTTATCGTTTGCTGTTTGCTGGACTAAATTAGTGTAATTACCTCATTAACCGTGTTGTCGTCAGCTTGGATTCTGTTTAACAATTCCATCTGCCACTGTAAAAATGCCTTCATGATTTCTTGTGAAGTCCACTGCTGAAGCGGCTTGATAGCCTCTAGGTCGCTTCTGTGTGCGATCACAAATTCGTTGATCCGATTTAAATACTCAATTTGGTCTGCGTTCATGGCTTTGCTTAACTCGATGCCTTATATTAGTATTGCGTTTTAGGTTTTGTCAACAATTAAATCGAATTGTTTTAAACAGCAAAACACCCGCTACCTTTGAAAGTGTAACGGGTGTTAGAGGTATTGGCTTGAGGCGTTACAGCAACATCACTTACAAATCTTCAGACATGTCTGCATGATCCTTGTCATCTCTGACCTCGATAAACACTGGCAAAAACAGTGATTCCCTGAAATCCGCTCCATTTGCCATCACTGAGTTATATCGGACTGTAACAATTTTGCCAATCAAATCTTGGCTAAATAAATCGATTCGCTCTTGACTCGAAAAACCTACGCCCACAGACACCCGCACTTTACCGTCGGCGGATTCACAGGTCAACGCCCCTAGCTGCCCCTCGAATTTCCCAGAACCGCCAACCACCTTGACCACCTTTAGATCTGCCTCAAGCTCCGCTTTAAGCTTAGCCTGATGTTGCACTTTCTTGGCTTCCCAGAAACCGTTAGGGGCTTTAACTACCACCCCTTCCAGTCCACACGCTAGCCTTTGGTGGTACACATCCAACACTTCACGGGCGTTGTTGCACCATTGGCAGTCAACCAGTTTGACGTTTTCAGACCCTTCGATCAAATTCGTCAAGGTGTCCCAGCGTTCGCTGTACTCTAACGGGCTGTAGCCATCGACAAAATGCTCATAGGGGATTGCATCCCACAAAACCGCTTGCACATCATCCGCTATTGCGCCCTTCAAGGCTTTCCGCAAAATGCCATTACCAATCTGTCTTGGCAGTACTGCACCATCTTTAAGTACTAATAACTCGCCGTCAAGGACCCAATCCCCTGAGATGTTTTGAAAGTGCTGATCCAACTGAGGCAAATTCAGCTTTTTCCCTGTACGGGAATAATAGCCCTCAACCGCCCCACCCGTTATATGAACATTGACCCGCATCCCGTCACACTTGGTTTGCGCCATAGCGGGGTAAAAAATTCTTGCAGGGAATGATGAGCTACAGGTCATTACTGGATAAGTCATAGGTTTGTGGGTTTTGCTGTTCTAATTTAATAGGCATATTCCCATGATTTAATTGATTTCGTCAATAACCAAACCAATATATTTTATTGTTGACAAAACCTAAAATAATTACTGTACAATAGCCACGTATATTAAGCTAAGGTGCAGACATGGCAAGAGGCGGCATTCGGGAGAACAGCGGTCGGCGCAAAATGGACGCGACCCTCAAAAAGCGTAGCGTACCCGTCGCGCTACGCCCTGACACGATAGCGCGATTAGACCGCGCCGCTGCGGAATCGCGGGTTAGCAGATCCGAGATTGTCGAGCGGTTGGTGCAAGAGCACTTAGGAGGGGATAGCCTATAAAAATATTTTTTGGCAAAGTACTTGACGCGATGACCGTCTATCCACTAATATTGATTTATTGAAATTGAATTAAGCGAGCAAGCAAATGAAAACAGTTGAAGTCAAGGAAATCGTAAAGCAAGTGAGAAAGGATCTTAAGGCATCCTACCCCAGCGTTAAATTCACGGTAAAGCATGACTGCAATTCCATTAAGATCGTGTACATGGACGGGGTTCAACAGCCCCTCATTCAGGCGATTGTCAAGAAATATCGTGGCTACCGCGATCTTGCTGATACCTATGGCGATTATGCTGATGACGTTGAACCTGTATCAATCGTATTTCAAGGTGAGCGGGTTGAAAGCCGTTTAAAAAATGTTGATGTAACCCGATTGTTTTCACCTCAGTATTTAACCGACGTGCTTCAGTACGTCAAAGAAAATCATGGCGATAGCGCTGGGGCTAATGCCGTTGTGTCTTTGTCTGATTGGGCGGAAAACGCCCTCTTTGATGGCGATTTCGACAGTCAAGCCTACTGTTTAAACATCGCCAAAAACTGCTCTAGCTTAGGACCTATTAAGGGGCAATGCAAACAATAATCTGATTTATTCACCTATAAAAACGCCCTCATTTTTAGGGGCGTTTTTTTGTTTTAAAAATATTTTGTACAAAGTACTTGACGCGGTGACCGTCTATCCATTAATATTGATTTATCGAATTAAGCAAATAGCGGGTCAAGAAAATGTACACACTTCAAATTCAGTCGGTAAATTGCGTAAACAATGAATCTTTTGCTACCCCTGAAGAGGTGCGGAAAAGAGTTTTAGAGGTTGGACAAAGGGCTGTAATTGGTTACAGTAAAAACATTGAAGATGGCTGGATTCTTAATCCTTGGGACTACAGCCTGACATCACAGCCTGAGGCAAAACCCAGAAAGGAGGTCGATCACAAAGCAATGAAGGTAATGCAATTCATCAAAGTGGACGGGATCGTTTATGATGTGTTGCTGTATGAAACAGTGGCTGAAATCTCCCAGCAGTATCCAAACACTGGAAAACACCTGAAGCAAAACGGTATTGCAGGACGTTTTTTAATCCGTAGACCAAAAGGTAAAAACTTGTACCGTGTAAGCCTTAGCGAAAAAGGGAATTTGTTAAAAGTTGTACGTGCTGACGGATAATCGACATGGACTCTAACACCAAATACGAAAAATCAGACAAAGGACGCGCCCGTAAGCGTAAATGGGCGCAAAGCATGACCGCTGAGCAACGCGAGAAACAGCGGATCGCAAAACGCGATTATATGCGACGTAAGCGATCCGAGGATAAAGAGGGGCGGTGATCGCCTTTGACTTGCGCCCCTGAAAATGGGGCGTTTTTTGGCTTTAAAATATTTTGGGTGAAGCGCTTGACAGTTGACCGTCTATCCATTAATATCAATATATTGAATTAAGCGAGTAAGCAAATGCAAGACAACCGTATCAAAAAAGTAGTTAGCAATGGCAAAGAGTATTACTATCGTGGCAATGGGCTTTGGTTCGGGCGCACCTCTAAGGTCAAAGCTATGGAGGGTTTGCTAAGCGGCGCTTTGACCCCTTGGAGTCTTAAGGTTGATGGCGAAGAAAACACGTCTGTAACTATTGACGATCAAGGCGATATTGTTCTTAAGAGCGATGTGGTAGAAGTTGCCGCCGCCGAGCCTGTAAGCGTTGATGAAGTTGCAGAAAACCAAGACGGCTGTGAAGTCGTTGACGCTGAGATCGGTGAAATCATCGGGGCGCAATTTGACAGCATTGAACAGTTAGAAGATTGTCTAAACGCCGTAAACAAAAGCGGTAAGGTGTGGGTGGTTGTAACCTTACCTAACCGTGAGAAATATCGGTTTCAGTGCTATATCAACGGACATCAGTCGATCAATTTAAAAGCCTACTGTATGCAAAGTCTCAAGGGTAGCTTAGCCTTTGGCGGTGAAGAAATTTACCAAGAGCTTTTAGACTGCTGTCAACTCGCTTGGGGGCACTGCCAAGCAAAAGACTGCTACGAATCGGCGGTTTATCTGCCTTATAAATCTGGGAAAAGGTATAGGGCAAAAGTGGCGGCGTGATGCCTTTGAAAATGTTGCCGACATTGCCTAATATTTTGCTGACACCTTATTAACATCTCACTCACAGGATCAAACAAATGCCTTATCAGTACGTCAAGATTTCCCGCAATGGTGAATCATGGGAAGCGGAAATTGATTTCAGTCAGACCATTGTTGACGATCAAGAGGTCATCTCAGATGATGTGTATGAGTTAGGGGTAGACGAACTCCCCCCAGGTGTCGAAGATATTCAGGGCAATGTCTTCAACGAACCCCTGCGACTGTTTTGGGTGCAGCAAGGGGATCAAGAGTGGTATTTCGGACTTGACCCCGTTTAATCAGTTCGGATCGAATAAACTTTGAATTACTTGAAAGGTATATATGGCTAATTTGCAACTGCATAAAAACTGCTTTATCCCAATGCATCTTGAGGAGCAGTATCGGAATATTCGCGTTTACTTGCACTTCAACACCTATTCCCATTCATTCGCCACAGCGAAAAAACTGGTGCAAGAGGCTAGAAATGACTTTCCCTCCCTAGAATTGACGGACAGCGATTTTGAATTTCGCACCTATCGAAACACGGGATATATTGACGGGATCATGGGCTGCGAGTTTTCTCTACCCAAAGATACTCCGATCCCGCAAGGTTATCACCAAGTAAATAATCTGCCAAGCTATTAACCCACCCCATAGCCTTATCTATACAGCATCTATACAGCCTCAATCAGGGGCTGTTTTTTTGTGCCATCACCCGCCAAATCGCGACACCCGCCACAGCAGCGAAAACCGCGAGGCATCGCGATCCAGCGGCTAACAACTTAATCGCCTTCTACAGGATCAGCCGCCCGTTTCTTCCAGAGCCGAACACTCGAAACTGATTCGACAGTGTAGCTAACAAATCCCGTCACATCTGACCCATTCTCCACAGCCTTTTTAACCGCTGCCACATTCACAGTTTTTTTGACCAACTCATCAGGCAACTCGTCAACACTGACCAACAGATTCAGACTCCATTCATCCTTGACCTGATGCTTAATTGTTCCCAGCGGCGACGCGATTTTTTCTACCCCAGCCTCTAACATTGTTTCCCCTAGGCTTTGCTTTAATTTTTTAGCCTGAGATTCCAGCGCCCGCGCTTGCGCCGTCGCTTGCGCCGCGTCATCGCGAAACATCTCGGCATCTGCCTCAAGCGCTTCAACGACCATCAACACCCGCAGGGCTTTGTCTTTAATATCTGTCTGTACCGCTTGCAATTCGCGCTCCACAGCCTCGCGCACCGCGTCATCCGCGCCCTCAGCGATGAGTCGCGATAAGTTCGCGGCTGTCGCGATAGCGGCGGTTCGTAAATCTCTGAGAGTAGACATGGGCTTAGTTCCTTTTGCATAGTTCAGTACTACCTATCATAACTTTTTAAGGTACTGTCCAGGGGATTCTAAATGCTATATTCCGAAC